AATAAGGTTTTTATTTTTTCAATTTTTTAATAAGGTTTTTATTTTTTCAATTTTTTAATAGGGTTTTTTATTTTTTTCAATTTTTTAATAAGGTTTTTATTTGTTATATACCGCATCCGCCGGGCGGGGCTTTCGTAGTAGAGGCAGCCCCTACTCTTCGAGTTCGATTTTAATATAGTCCAAGACACCGATATTGCTTTCCGCCCAGCCACGTTCGGCGCATTTCAACGAAGACTCATCCAGAGTCCATTGGAGGGCCGTAATTAATATCGGAATCAAATCCATGGGCGTTTTGCCGTATGCGTTTTCCTCGAGCAGGAGGTCCGGGTTTTCTTTGGCCATGTCGATAATGGTTTCTTTTGGGATTAAGCCGTGTTCATATTGGTCGTGCGAATCGCGCAACGAAGGCCGGACACAAGCCTCGCAAGCGTAGTCGTTGATATCAAAGCCGTTGACATACGTCAACAAGGCCCAGTGGAGCGGGTTATTCGCATGAATGGCGCAAGTGCATACCAATGACTCAGCGCAAATACAATCCCATTCCCCCTCACACAGCTCCGTCATCATGATACACCTTTTGCTACAGGCGCCTGTTTCCGTTCGCATCTCTCGCGTGTGAAAGCCACAATAATCGCAAAAGTGAATTTTGAAACCGGTATGTTGTAATTTGCCGGTCAAGCAATCTAAAGCATCCGCGAAGTCCCAGCCATATAATTCGGGCAATTGCTTGTTTTCTTCGGCGCTGGAAATTTCATTGTAGTGGCCTTCGCATAAAACCACTTTCTCGGTGCTGTCACTCGCGCCGTGGCCGCGGGATAAATCTTTATGACGGGGGCGGCAGTGGTACACGACGGGATATTCGTACAACTGGCCACCGCATTTGCCGTAATACTCGGCGTCGCACTTGGTAGCATTGCATTTGGTAGCATTGCACTTGGTTGCGTTTGCCATTTTCGTTTGGTGATGTGTCTAATGGGTCTTAAGCTTCTAAGTTATGTCTGTTCGGTTCGTTTGGTTCGTTCGGTTAGGGTTATCTCTAGCCTATTCAATAAAAAGTATTTCAATTTTATGGGGGACACCCCCACACCCCCGTGTTTTTTGGGGGTCACTTTCGATCGGCGGATGCATTCGGCCGATGCTCATGATGGATATAACGAGTATTATTTATGCATCCACCGAATGCATCCGCCCATCGGGGGTCAGGGCATGCGCAGCGGAGGAAGCCCCCTATTTAAGTTTATCGCCATAACACGATTTACAGATGAGTTTATTATTAATGCTTATGATTTTATCGGCACATTTATACCTACAATAATGTTTCTTACATTTATTACATATTTTTAAATTATAATCAGACTGACCACAATCATGACAATTCAATTCAATGTATATTTCGTCGTTGTTCATTTTAATATAAATAGATGCGTATATTTATATTAATTTATTATTATCTTCGGCGTGTTGTTTTGCCCTTACGTGTTGTTTTACCCTTACGCATTGTTTTCTTATATTTTCTCTTATACGTTTTTTTATTTTTCCGTGTATATCTTTTACCACCCGCACTTGTATGACTTGCATGTCTTGAATGACTTGCCGACTTGTGTGATGATAACCTTTTTTCCAATTTAACGAACATCTGTTGATGTAATCCAATTTTTTTTAAAAACGTTTGATAAATAACGAGTGCTTCACTTGCCGAAGGCCGGGCTTTGACATCTAATACCAGCAGTTGCGAAATAACGACACGTAACTCATTCAAAATATCAGCAAAGGCATTTGGGTTTATGTCATAAATCTTCTTATAGATATATTTTAAAACACAACCCATTGCCCAAATATCATTTTTTCTATAACGGTCTTTACCATGAAGTTTTTTATAATAATCTATAGCTATTTCTTCTGTTTTTATGGGTTTATCATAACCCGGTAAAGTTAAATTAAAGATAATTTTTTTAGAATTACCTTGAATATCGTGATCATCGTCATTTAAACCAAATTTATACAAATTGTAAAATTTTGTATCGGAAAATTCACCTAAGCCTCGTATATACCCGCCACGTATTAAATCGAAATATTCGGGTGAGGCGTAGCCTGGCGTCATTCCTTCTAAGCCTTTTTCGGCTGTAATGGATTCATCTGTTTTTGTCACGGGTGCTTTGTAAAAGGCTATACCAAAATCAATAATTTTAAATTTATTATCTTTCCCATCTAGAACAACATTTTTGGGTTTTATATCACAATGATAAAATTTATTTTCATTTAACAGTTTTATGCCTTGAAATAAATTTTCAACCGCAATCAAAAATAAATTTAATTTCGCAATATCGTTTGTTTCTGCCATAACCGTTTCCATATCGGTGCCTAAGTAATCAATATTGATTGTTTTAAAAGTATTTCCTTTTGCTATAGTTAGCTTGGCGATGGTATCACGCTTTTCAGTATTTCTTTGTAATCTTTTGATTGATTCTTCATAATCAATATCTTCCGCAAATTCATCTTCCTCGTCGGATATAGGTGGTTCCTCTTCTTTTTTTTTATTAAAATGACTGTATACTTGGTATTGTTGTTTAAAACCGCTGCAATCTCTTCTTACTTCTGCTTCTTCCATAGATTTGCATTCTGTATAGGATGAAAGAAAAAAGTCTTCGTCGGGGTCTAGTTTTTTTAATAAATGATCGCCTATATCAAATATGGCTTTTTCTTCATTGAGATTTTTTTCCCCAAAAAATACTTTTGTTACCTGTTCTTTACACTTATCACCAATACAAGGTGTTCCTGTACAATTAAGACCTGGATAAATGACACAACCACTTGCGCCGCAATTACATTTTTTTTTTGTTAAAGAAGAACGCGCTTCCGCCATTTAATATATGTCTCTATAAAAATAGGGGCTCTGCCCCTACAACCCCGTTTTTACAGCATCCGCAACTAAACCTGCCAAGTGCATCCGCAACCAAACCTGCCAAGCGCATCCGCAACCAAACCTGCCAAGTGCATCCGCAACCAAACCCTTAAACGGGGGCGAGGGGGCAGAGCCCCCTACCATTTGGTCGTCTTCTTCACACTAATTTTCGGCCCGGCTCCCCGCTTCTTCACATTCCCCGGGTCATAAGCCGCATCTTCGTCATCCGATTGTAAATCTTTGGACAATTCCCAGAATTCTTTGGAGCCCAGCTTGAAATCCGCATGATGTTCGGCCTTGTACCAGAAAATCTGGTCGTGGAGTTTATTGGATTTGGAGTTGTTGTTGATGACCAGGCATTCGAAATTTTCGGTACATTGGTCCATGACTTGCGTAAAAGATTCAAAGGTTGGGAACATACCCGCATAATTCTCCCAGATGCGTTTCCTATTTGCGATATAAGGCTCACGCAAAATAAACACGTAATCAATGTTGGTCCGCAGATTCGGCGGAATACCTAAAGGATACTGCATCGTAATGATGAGCATAATTTTCCAGTGCCGCCCATTCATAAAAAGCAAACGCATCATCTTGTCGCGTGTCCAGGTTGCGTCGTAGAGACAATCATCGAGGATAACAAAAGCCCGCGGGTCAATATTGCACTTGCGAAATTGTTCCAGTTCTTTTTTCACTTGTTTTAGAACCGTCTTTTGCCTCTTCAGGATATTCTCAATAATCGAGGTATTGTATTCTTCGTGAATAAAAAGTTTGGGCACGTGAGCACTATAAAACCCATTGCCGGCTTCTGTACCGGAAATGACGGTCCCGATGGGAATATCTTGGTGATGAAATAATAAATCTCTCACTAAATAACTTTTACCGGTATCACGCCGACCAATTAAGACAACGACCGGCCCTTTATTTTCATCGGGCTTGAAGCTAATATGTCGCATATCAAATTTTTTCAATTCCAACGTCATTACTATTTAATAGATATTAAAGAAGTTGAATGACCGCATACTTTTTATATGGTATAAATGGAATAAGTTATAAATGGAATAAGTTATAAATGGAATAAGTTATAAATGGAATAAGTTATAAATGGAATAAGTTATAAATGGAATAAGTTAAAAAACTAATATTTTATATATATTACAACTAATAATGGACGTTACAGGTAAAATGGATTTTACTTATCAAAAAGAGGATAATCGCAAACTATTCAAAAGTTTAGAAGAAAATCCGGCTTTCGGTATTCTTGAAGCGCAAAATTATATACCTCTTTATAATGCCTATTTTGCTCTTAATAAAACCAACAACAATACGATTACGATGAACCACACATGGAAATTACAGGAAATTTTAGCAGAGGAAACGAATAATATATATAAATGTCGGGTTAAAGCAGCTGATAAAAAAGAAGTAAGAAAGGTTTATTTAAAATTCAGCCCTTTGCTGGACCCCATTAAATATTTACTGGGAAAATATGATATGACGGATACAACTTTGCTAAACTTACCTGCGTTTGAATCGACCCTATGTAATCCTAAAGCGAGAGATTACAATAATTCGGCGTATGTTGATAGTTTTTTTACTTATCTCTCCAGTAAGCTATTGCACGACCACGGCTTCATTCATGGTATGGATTTTTATGGGTCTTTTTTGGCTTTGAAAACCGATTTTCGCATTAATATTATTGATGATATTGAGTATTTAAATGATTCAGGGTTTTTCCGGAAGAATGATAAAATTTTATATGAATTAGAAGAGAATGGGTTAGCAGATATGAACAGTGATACACGCAATTATAAGAAAAAATTAAATATTGCGTCGGGTGGGGAAGGAGACCATAAAACAATAATAGAGCTGGCTGATATTACGGATTTAAATGAATTGGATACAATTTTAGGGGCGACGAATGTATTGGCGGATTTGGAAGTAGTGAACATAAATTTGCTAGATATGCCTGAAAAAGCTCAAACCAAGTCTACTCATAGTTCTTGTTCTTCCCGTACGTCGAATACATCAGAGGGAGCAAGCGCAAGCGAAGCAGAAGCAGAAGAATCAGGAGCAGAAGAATCAGGAGCAGAAGAATCAGGCGAAAGCGAAGAAGAATCAGAAGAGACTGACGATGAGGGTAGCGAATTAGATGATGAGGAAATGCTTATCGCCAAAATAAAGAAATTTCCGGTACAGGTGATTGCCTTGGAACATTGCGAAAGCACCTTGGATGAATTTATGGCGCACGGCAAAATTACGACGGAGATGTGGGATTCGATTGTTATGCAAATTTTATTCAGTTTAATTACGTTTCAAAATGCGTTTGGTTTAACGCACAATGACCTACACACCAATAATGTCATGTACGTGGAAACAGAGAAAAAATTCCTTTATTACAAATTAAATCATGTCTATTACAAGGTACCGACCTTTGGTAAATTATTCAAGATTATTGATTACGGACGGGCGATTTATAAATTCCGCGGACAAGTCTTATGTAGTGATAGTTATCACCCGGAAGGCGACGCAGCAACCCAATACAATTGCGAACCGTATTTCAATGATAAAAAACCACGCTTAGACCCGAATGTTGGCTTTGATTTGTGCCGGCTCGGCTGCGCTTTGTACGATTATTTAATGGATGAACCTAAATCTAAAATCGTCCAAATTATGCTGGAGTGGGTGAAAGATGATAAAGGGCGAAATATTCTCTATAAAAAGAATGGGGATGAACGGTATCCGGATTTCAAATTGTACAAGATGATTGCGCGCACGGCGAATAAACATGTGCCTATAAGTGTGTTGAGTAATCCCTATTTTGATAAATTCATTGTGCCGAAGAAAGAGGTCATGAAAAAAATAACGGAGGTGATGGATTTAGATGCGATTCCGTGTTATATGTGAAACCAGCCTATGTGAAACCAGCCTATGTGAAACCAGTCTATGTGAAACCAGCCTATGTGAAACCAGCCTATGTGATGTAAAAAAAATAAAAAAGTTCCGCAGAAACTTTTTATTTTTTTCTTATAATTTATTCTTCGTCGCTCTCAATAATAGTAGTTATGTGAGTAGTCGTTATCACGCCCATTGAACTCGCATGAACGGCAACAATACATTTCATCTTCTTCATCTTTTTGCTCTTCCCATTTGTCTTGCTTGTCATGGTTCGCTTGCTCGATTCCCGCCAAATAGTCATTGAGGGCGGCTTCGGCAACGCTGATGGCAGTTTCGGACAAGTTCAATTCGGCGGTCATCTCTTCGACATCTTCGGCAAGGGCGGTTTCGGCGACATTGAAGGCGGTTTCGGTCATGTTCCATTCAGCGCTCGTCTCTTCGGCATCTTCGGCAAGGGCGGCTTCGGCAACGCTGATGGCAGTTTCGGTCAAGTTCAATTCATCGCCGAGCGTCTTCATGACAAACGACTCGGATAAGTTTTTGAACGTCAGACGAGCCTCGGGCATAGCTTTGGCTTGAGCTTTGGCAATAGGCATGACAAATGGCGCAGCATTAACATTGAACGCCGGCTTAGCTTTAGGCTCTGGCTCGGGCGCCCAAGTGGGACCTTCAGGGACGTCGCACCACGAAGCAGCAACTGAACCCTTCCAAGCATCATCGGTCGTCGGCCAAGCATCAACCGCATCGATGATAGGCGTCTTCGCCACTTCCAATTCATAAATGCGGTCGGTTAAATGCTCGATGCGCTGCTCGTTGACGTAGACTTGGTATCCGAGCCGAATCATACGTTTGTCGTTATTGCTTAAACTGCGTTTTTTATTTTCAAAGACGACCCAATACCACGGGTCATCGTAAACGACGCGAGCTTGTTTTTTTGGGCCGAAAATGCGTTGCTGAAAATTGTACGCAATTTCGGTATTGTACCAGGCGCTGAAATAAACGAAGGCTTGGTAAATGGGGTAGCTGCGCTTTTTGCTTTCGGGCATGCGAATGACGTTTACTTTAAAAACGCGGCCGATATGTTGCTGATGGAAAATATCAATGATAGTTTGCTCGTCCGTCCACTGGACGAAAACGCGCGGAATCATTAACGAAAGAGACTGGTTGACTTGAAAAGACATTTTAACGGTTTGGTTCTTTGGTTTGGAGTTACAATACAATACTAGATGAAAAAGCATTTCAATTTTATGGGGGACACCCCCACGCCCCCGTGTTTTTGGAGTTCACTTTCGTTTGGGGGCTTCGCAAGCACGCCCCCGTTATAAAAGGGGCGGACACGGTAAATTAAAACCCTGGGGCATCAGTGAATACATTCGTTACGGTTTTTACAATAGAGCGCTCAGGCATAAATTCATTAATAATGTATAAACCAACCATGGCGCTTAAATACACGATAAGCGTATCACGAATAAGTTCTTTTATGGGTTTCTTTTCATTTTTCGTAATGCGCATTTCGACAAATTTCATCAAGAGATAGATGAAAGCAATGATACCCGAGTGAATAATATATTTTTCCATATATTATAATAACGACTTAATGTTGCGATTGCTAAACGCATGGGGGGACACCCCCCACACCCCCCCACATAAGGGTATTCACCCCTTATAAATTCTCGGCTAAGGGGGGTCGTAGGGGGGATACCCCCTTATACGGGGGGTCGTAGGGGGGATACCCCCTTATACGGGGGGATACCCCCTTAGATGAGCACCTCAAAATCCAACACTGGCGGTTTCAAATCAATCGTGGCCGCTTTATTCAAATCATTGATATCAATAATATCCAAGTTAACATTATCCCCTATCGTTAACCGTTCTTCTTCATCATCGTCTTCCATCATACTTTGGGTCAAAGCCCTTGTTTTTTCCAACTCTTCTAAAATGTTCTCATCCTTGGGCGCATTAATAATTGATGTATTGCCCTTGATATCCACCGCCATATCCTCATCAGCAAAACTGATTTTGCCAGTCTCGGTCTCGCCTGAACCGCCAAAGCTTGTTGTTTGTTTATATTCTTCTATTTTTTCTTTCGCCAAAGCCGTATTCGTTTTTTCTTCTTCCTTTGCCTTTTCTGGCTCAACAACATCCGGTAACGGTTCTTCTACTTCTTTGACTTCCACGTCTTGCTCCTCGGTCTCATCCATATAGGCCCGCAAAATATGTTCGACGGGTACGCTGTCGCGGATAGCATTCAAAATACATTCCTTAATGATAATTTCAATTTCGCGATTGTTTTTTTGCGTCTGTAAGGGGGCAATATTTCTCTCAAATAAATAAATATTGGTATAGATTTTACGGGCGACATGGATATAAATCTTATGGATAAAATCGCTAATCGACGGTACATCAATATCGATTTTTTTCTGTTTGCTGCCCACCCGTACGCACGTCAGAGCTTTCAATTGAATAATATGAACACAGGTCACCAGTTCTTCTAAATAAGTACAACCAGAGGATTCAATAATACGGGCTTTTTCGGTATCGATGATGGTTTGATTCCATTTCGGCACGCGCGTCAAGAAATTTTGAAAGGTCATGAGATATTTATCGGATTCTTTATTGTCTTGACACAATTTTAACGCCTCGTCAAAAATGGATTTAACCCCCTGTGTGATGGTCGGTGTGAGAATATTTAATAAACGAGCACACCATTCGTTTTTGGATTCACTTAAACTCGTGACCGAAAAATCATCCATTTTACATAAATGATATATTTTCTAAATCATATTCAGAACGTAACATAAAATTCAGGATAAAGAGTATAAAGAGTTTTTCATTGCGAAACTCTTTTTTAATCTTGTTAAAGACGAGCAGCATTTGATATTTTTTCAAATCAGGGATAGATTTATTTTGTTCGATATAGCTCATCAAATCTAGGCCACTATAACCTTTCTCGTATAATACGATGGCTAATTCCATTAGTTCTTGATAATCGCATGTTTTATCGGCGATTGTTTGTAACGGATGAAAAATTTTATCAAACCATTTATACATTTTCTTTTCATTCGTGTCAGACACCCGAAAGGTTGATTGTATATTATGTTTATGTAGATTCACCTTTACCCCATTTATGGTGGGTTCGTAGACAAATATTTCGCACAGACGCGATAAAATCGGTTTCAATAATTTGTATTTGTCTTGCACGATAATAAAAAACCGCGTAGTATGGCTAAATAATTCGATACATCGCCGCAAAGCGGATTGCGCATCAATGGTTAATTCGTCGGCATTGGATAAGACGATGATTTTAAAATTACCCGCACCGTCGACATTAACGTGAGTTTTCGCAAAAAATTTCAATTCATCGCGAACAAATTTGATGCCTTTGCCGTGTGCACAATTGACATACATGACGTAATTTTTAATTAATTCTTTGTTGCCATGGTAAATGTTGGTAATAAAATGATGAACAATCGTGCGCTTGCCGCTCCCGCTGGCCCCGTGAAAAATAATATTCGGTATTTTTCCAGTTTTTAAAAAGAAATTTAATTTTTCATTTATTTCGGGATGATAGGGGGTTATAGCATTCGTGGTTATAGCATTCGTTGTTATAGTATTCGTTGTTATAGCATTCGTGGTTATAGTATTCATTATATGAAGTTATTTGAAACAGTTTTAAACCCTTTAATATATGTACAATAAATATGAGCATAGAAAATATGAGCATAGAAAATATGAAAAAAATTGCCTTTTGTTTTTTAGTCTATGACACCATAAATAATGAAGATTTATGGGAACTCTTTTTTAAAAATGTAGATAAAAATAAATATACGATTTATATACATTATAAAAGAAATAGACCATTATTGTATTTAGAAAAATATAAACTCACCAATTGTATCGCAACCAAATATGGAGACATATCTCTCGTCGAAGCACAAAATGTATTATTGACCGAAGCCTTGAAGGACCCGAATAATGAACATTTTATTTTTGTGTCCAACTCATGTATTCCGTTGAAATCGTTTGATACAGTCTATGATAAACTAAATACCGAATATTCTTATTTTAATCTAATGCCCCAAGAACAATGTTTTCCTCGATGCGATTCTGCTTTAAGATATGTCGTTGAACAATACATTCAAAAGGCATCGCAATGGTGTATTTTAAATAAGAAGCACGCCAATCTCCTCGTAACGCAGACCGAATATATGGTCTGGTTTAAAAACGTCTATGCGGCTGATGAGATTTGTTATATATCTTATCTCACTTTCAGTGATTTACACTCGGAACTCATTATTACTCATAATGCCGCCAATGACGCAACTACCTTTACCAATTGGGAAGGCATGACGTACAAATATCCTTCTTTAAAGAGTTTAAAAAATTATAATTCAATATCTCAACAAGAATTGAATTATTTAATTAAAAGTAAATGTTTTTTTGGGCGTAAATTTACGACTTTTTGTTATTCTGATTTAAAAAGAAATAAACGTTATAGGGAAACCATATCAGGAGAGAAAAATGATATGCTAAGCGATAATAACATATATTATTTATATGGTAGCGGTATTTTATTTGCTTTATGTCTTATGGTCTTGAATAGAAAGAAATTAAAAAATATATATGAAAAAATTACTGGCTAACGCATATACTGGCTAACGCATATACTGGCTAACGCATATACTGGCTAACGCATATACTGGCTAACGCATATACTGGCTAACGCATATACTGGCTAACGCATATACTGGCTAACGCATAAGCTCTGTCAAGGTATAACCTTCCTTATGCGCAAGGCTGGCAATGACGGACAATGAATCGGTCAATATTTTTTTAATATTTTGGGTGGTATCAAAATAGTCAAGAATAAAAGGCTCTTTCATGTAGCCCAATTGTTCCCCATTTGATTGTAATGATGCGGCGAGCTTAGCATGCGATGTTTTGTTTGCTTGTTCTGCAGCTAATTCATGGAAATCCGTCAATAGAAAATCCTCCTCCGTAAAGCGTACATAACCTTGAATTAATTGCGGCATCTCTATTTTATAAAGACGAGAACGATTTATATTGTTTACGAATATATGGTTTTACTATTTATATAATAAATATTAAAGCTTAAGTGTATTTAAATAGAATGAATGATATAATAAATGATAACGAAATCTATCCCCGCCGCTTGGTTTTTCTGCAGCTGGGGTGTATGTTTTGCGCGGAGCCGCAAGGCGAAACCTATGTGACGCATGTGTCCTTAGCCGACAGATTGGGATACATGTCGGAACTGTAGAGAGAAAATGAAAGCCGCGGTTGAATTCTGGCGGACGCACCACGCCTACGGCCCAGCCAAACATTTGAAAGACCGCACTGATTTAAAAATTAAGCGGTCGAACGGTGACATTGAATCCGGGTGGTGTTTAATTAATCCACATGTGAATAAGGAAGAAAATGGCCAGCTCCTGATTGAATGTTATAATGAAAGTCAAAATATCGGTAAATGGTGTTATTTGGATACTATTTTAGAATTGAATCAATGAATTCACGATTAATTTTTCCGGTTTCTATATAATTTTGCTAATAATTTCATCGTTTTTATGCCTTTCACACTATTGCCATATTTGTTCAAGGGTGGTGAGTATATTCCAATACCCATAACGCCAGGAATAACAACTAATAATGACCCGCTCACACCACTTTTCGCAGGAAACCCGATAGTTTTTATTATATCATCGCTTTCTTCGTATAGGCCATTGTCTTCCATATGTTTTAAGATATATGAAATATATTTCGGGTGAATGATTTGTTTATTCGTTTTGGGATTGAGCCCTTTATTGGCTAAGGTTGCCGCCATAATAGCCAAATCTTGCGTTGTTGTTCGCACGGAACATTGACGCGTATAGACATCAACTGTGTCTTGCACATCACCATAAAAGCGGTTGATTGATTTTAATAAATAGGCAATGGATAAATTATGGTCAACGTGACTAAATTCTGATAAATAAATGTTGTTATCCATGTTTAATTTTCTTCCAGCAAATTTGTTCATATTATCAATGATGTTTCTCTCAAATTTCTTTTGATTTTTCTCATAAAGTAAACTGGTTGTGGCCATGGCGCCGCCATTACTAAACGAATTTAATGTGTGTTTTCGTTCTAATATTTCATTGATTGAATTGAATTTATCAAAGGCCTTCAATTCGCCTATTTTACTTTGTAATGTTTTAATGCCATATTTTTCTAAGGCTAATGCCAATGTAAAAATTTTCGAACAGGATTCAATCGCAAACTCGGTATTAAAATCACCTATATTGTAACTATAACCCTCGATGGTATAAATTGAAATCGCATATAAATTGGGATTTACTTTCTTTAATTCGGGTATATAATCGGCGTTTTTTCCGCTATGCATAGGTTTTACTTTATTATATATTTTTGTAATATCCGCTTCTAGCATTTTATATAGTATACATAAAATTATATTATATAAAATGATGATTATGATGATTTGAATTTTATGATGATTTGAAATTTTATGATGATTTAATTTTATGATGATTTGACCTTAGACGCATTATAAAACATATACATGGAGAGAAATAATAAAATAGTTGCGGTGATGTTTTTTAACATTTTTTCAGTAAATTGTTTATGATATTTCGCGCCAATGTAAGAGCCTAACATATACGAAAGAGCAATGTTAATACCTATAAAATAATCTATTCTCTTTTCTTTTGCGTATTGAATAAGAGCAAATATCGAGCCGAAAGGTTCAAAACTAAATAAAATGGTTCCAATCGCGGTTTGGTAATCCGGAAAAAGATTAAATAGTGTTAATAAAGGAAGCATTATAACGGTTCCGGATAATCCTAATAAGCCGCCTAAAAATCCAGCGAAAATGCCCAGAAAGGAAGTATATAATAGGCGCAGGACTTGCTTCATATATATTGATTTATACATAAAAAAATATAAATCTTTATTTGCTGGCATTGTATAACACGTAGGCTAAAAATAATCCAAAAAAGTTCTTAGCAAATAAATCTAATATATTATACATTGAATTTTTTATTTTGTAAGGCAAAACAGCCGCTATGCCATAAATAGCCCATATACCAGAAAAATACCAAAATATTTTTCGGCCTTGTTCACTGTGTATCGCAAAATTTTTATAAATAATATAAAACATCAATAGAAAGGGCACAAACCCAACTAAGGTGGTCGTTATATGTGAAAATAGGTGTTGTTCACCTACATACCCCGAAAGTAACATACCCCAATTCAATAAAAGAACATTCAAAACTACTTTCCAATGATTTTTTAATTCTGTCAAAAAAGAATCATTTTGTATATTTTGTTCTTGATTCTTCAAAAATTTCAAATAAAACATAAAAGTAATTAACATGGTTGGTGTGGTTAGCACCCAATCATAATAACGAAAAGGCGTTATATTTTTAATCGCATTAAAATTTGATATCATCCAAATATAAAAACTAAATTCAATCACTTGCACAATTAATTCCATCATAAGTAAATCATGAAGCAGTGTAAATGAGGGGGGTATAGGTAAATTTAATGCATAAATATCGATGACGCCAGTAACCAATTGTATAATTAAAGAAAGAATGCCAGTGTGATAAATATGATTCATAATATATTATATGTGGCTAATATATAATGTCATCGAATTTATTTAAAAAAGTGGATTCTAGCGATTACATTAACTACAAAAAGCGGATGGCCATTGCGGGCGAATATAAGAATGCATCCGCACCCAATTTAAATCCAGTGAAAACCAATGGGAAAAAATACAACGAGAATTTTATTTTTGTGCCTGCTATTACAGATAGTTCCAATTGTTTGCTTCAGGCGAAAAGTTATGAATTAAAACAGAATTATAATTATGGTGTGAATTATCTTACCAATGTGTGTGATGTTAGCAATAATCTATAAATCATACAGTATAAATCATACCGTTTGTATTTCTCCATTTTTTTTCCTTGGTAGGACTTTGATATAAGTCGTTTGATGTGCCTGATATAATGGCAAGTATACGTGATATCCCTTTTCAATTATCGGAGTTTTATCAATATTTCCATCATCCATACTGAATACCGAAACAATATTACCGAGTAAATCTCGATAATATTCTACATGGTCCCTTATATCATCCATAATGGTATATTTCGAAACAAGACCAGTTTTTGAAACGAATGTTTCATTCAAAACCCACTGAGGTCGTTTATCTAATACACTTTTGATATGATAATCTTCATAAAATCGATCGCGATTTTCCACTATCATTCGCAACTCTTCGACGCAAGCTCTGTCACGGTATCTAAATTGCCCCCAATAGACTTGCCTGAATAATTTTGGATACGAGGTGCTTTCATAAAATCGCATTCCTTCATAAAATTCCATTTCTATATTGCTTTTTTCTTCTATTTCTTTTTAATATCAATTTTTTTATATATTAAGCCCAGCTATTTAAGCTCTGCGTGTAAGGATTGCTTTTAAACGCATTCAAGATTTCCGGTGCAATGCGGTCCGTGTTTATATTCTGGTTATAACTCTCGGATACTTTCATGCGGTCCAGCGTTTCGGTCGCCCCGATTGACGTATAGCCTGCCGTAGGGCCAGAACTCGGAACCCACCAACGGTTATTGTCGCGGTCGCCGTCCCGTTTTTGAATCATAATATTGTCTTTCTGGTTAAACATTTGGGTACCGCCTTGATTCGGTCGATTTTCTTGAGTTTTATTCACGTTATTGCGCTGTTTGTATTCGGCTTCATAAGATTTGGTAGCCGCAAAACCATTCGACCCCGCTACGCCTGTATGCGAGACATTTGTCGTGTCTCTCTGTACATTAACCGGCTGTTGTTTCGCCACTAAATAAGCATTGGCGGTTTGATATTGGACATTCATGTGATTACAATCTAAATCGGCTTCGGTCATTTCGCGAATCGTGGTTTTCGTGCGGTCGGCGGGATTATAGATATTGCCTTGCGAAACGGTCGTGCCCGCATTACCGCTAGACCGCATATTATCTACTACGTCTTCTTTCCGGGTCGGGCGGAGAAAATCCATCAACGGCGACACAATGGCTTTCATAAAACCGCCGGCGGCGCCCATAGTGCCATCGGCGCGGGTGGAAGAACGATTGTTGTGTAAATTACTATAGCTTTGAATGCCGTAATCGCCGGTCGTGGGATTACCGGCACCCATTGAGGAAAGTGTTGCGTGGTCTTTCACCGGCAACACCGGCCGGCGCACGGGCATATATTCGCCATTTACATAGGCCCCTTCGGATTGATTGGCGCGCGACCCATAATATTCAGCCGAGGTATCCGTGCGGTTTACATCATGTAAGAGCTCAATGCCGCGGGCTGCGGGAGCCTTTTCAATGCCGGTGGTGGTCATCCAGCGTTCGGGACCGGAGGCGAAATATTTCTCGGGCAAATGTTTCTCGATTTTGCCTTGGGTTTGGGTCGTGGGCGCATTTTTAATATAGTACGTGCCGGGCCCTTCGTGGCCTTGTAATTCAAAGGTGGTTTTCGGGTTAGTGGCCACGCGTAGTTCGTCCACGCCTCGGTCCAGCCACAAATCCCGGGCTTCCATCCCCGAATTGAAACCCAAACTGCCCTCATTCCCAAAGCCTTTGTTCAAGCCGGGGGCAACCCGTTGCTCATCCCAAGGTTTGACATTGGCCATACGTAAGCCGGGATTGACGCGCGATTGCATAAAATCACTCACATTCGGGGACCCGTTGGCGAATTGATAGCCCTCTTGCGGTTTAAACATCGGGGCTTGTTCTTTTTTCGAAAAAAACTGGGAACCCTGCCCCTGCATGTTATCTAAAACACTTTCGGTAATATTTGAATCTGCTGTGGCGCCGCGTACCTTCCCACCGAAATAAGGCATCATATTATTATGTTTAAATTTCTCTTTATCAATCGGATTGCCCGTCATGGAATAGGTCGTTTGAGTGCCGCCGCCCACGCCATAATTGCCGCTATTCCGTTGCTCCTGGTAAGCATAATTATTCGGGTTATAAAATTTATCGGTGGTTTGATTAGGGTTTATATAAGCACTGGTATTGTTGGAAGTTTTCACCGGTTCGGTTAAAGGAAAATTAATGGTGGGTTTGGGTGGGTTAATGCCGGGTAAGGGGTTTTGCGTTTGAGTCATATTCGTATAGCCTTCCGTGCCTATATTAGTTTTACCTTTTTTATCCTTTTGTTTTTTAATAACATACATACTGCCTAACGCGATTAAAGGAATTGCTAGTTCAGCCATTTATATATATTGTATATTTAATATATATTAATGAAGCGAATTTATTCAATCAATGGCCGGGGAGCCTTGGCCACAAAGACGTCTTTTTCCAAGATGCGGGTACTTAAATTATTCTGAAAAGTAAAACAGGTGTTTTCTTGTGGGTTCAAGGGTAAAATGCTTAACTTGGTTTGTTCTAAATCACGGTATTCCCATGCGGGGTGGGTGGCGCGCGATTGGTCCGTCACGGGGGCGGCCGATTGATACTCTTGTCTTTTACTCTTTACGGCGTTAATTCTATATTCATTGGTTGCGATATCATCGCGGTTCGCATTGCGCGAGAGACCAAATAAATCACTTTCCAGATTAATCGTGTTGGTCATTAAATTGCCGCCCCATTTTTGCATGCGAATATAAGGGTCGTCTACATATAAAGGTTTGCTGCCGTTGCCGGGCACATTCAACATATATCGCCCTAAGCCCGTCGATTCTTGTAATTGTTTATTTATTCGACAAGGGTCATCATGAAAACGTGTAAAGGCCATGTATAATATATATGTGGTATATAATATATTATAGTATAAAATTAAATAGTATAAAATTAAATAAAGTATAAAATTAAATAGGATAAGGCCGTTGATTGTTTTCAACCACAAGTGGTTTGGGCATATGTACCGGCAACCGGTCGAAAAAAACTGATGTCGGTATGCTTTTAAGCTGGGGTTTAATCGGCTTTTGCGGTTTAACTAAATTTGTAGAATTTATGCCGAAGAGCATCGTTTCAATATCAATCGAATTGGTGGAAAGGGTGTTGCGCGGCATATGATTTGGCATGAGACCAATTGTCGGTATCGACGGCTGGTAGGCACAGCCTTGCGCACCGTATACATAGGTAGTATAGTTTTTCGCTAGCTTATAGTGTTGTTGTTCTAAATCATAGTCTCCGCGGGTATTACGATTTCTAGTCGAGGCCATTCTTTTATAGTATATATATTTTAAAAATATATTTATTATGTATCAATAAATTTTCGTGAGTTGTAGCCCAAATATATGCCCATAATATTATAAACTATATCCGATAAATCGTGGCATTTAAAAACAATATATTCATAAATCTCGTATAAAAAACTTAAGAAAAATATTTCACGGAAAAAATAAGGGAACATAAATACAGCAACAAAATGGGCTATAAAATGAAAAAAATTCCAACACGTTACAATACATTCTTTGCGATATTTTGTTATTTTTTCTTTCGAAAATTGGACCAGATAGTTTTCGCCTTTGACAAAATGACTAATTTGTTGTAAAAAAGGATTGGTCGTTGTAATAAAACTTCCGCTGATTATTTTAAATATATTTTTTCTAAAACTACTGTAGTTTTTTTCTTCTTTTATATTATAACTCAGCGAGGCATAGCGTACAAACCTATCCAATAATACACAACATATTAAAAATAAAATATACTCTTTTTTATATTTTTCTATTCGCTCTTTTATTTTATTTATTATTTCTGTTATTTTATTTTTTAACGTATCAAACATTATATTAAAAAGAGAGAATTAAAAATATAAAAATAAAATATAACAAACTCTACGTAAATATCATAACGCGTTTAATAATTTATTTTTATATTTGTCTGCTACATTATTATTTAAGAGATAATCGACAATACATCGATGCAGTAAATCAAAGTATTCGAACTTAAACAGCATGTTGAAAATAATGTCATCGGTTACTAATTGGTCAGGTATAAACATACTCAGCATTTCAATAATGTTTTTATTTTCTCTCGCCTTGCTAAAAATTTCTTTAAATTCGGCGGTACGCGATAAGACCATATACAAATCCGTAATCATCAGATTGATTTTATCTTCTTCCCAACCATTTAATCCAAACGCTTGCAAGAATTGTAGGCGATAGAGTTGTTCTTGGTCGTTGTCGTGCTTTAATAATTTATATGTACAGACGAAATCGATTTGATACATGTAAATGTTAATAAGTATAAATGTTTATATCTTTTATATTTATATATGAAATTAAATAACTTGGCTCATTATGGGGATTTATTGGCGATTCCATGTTTTTTGATTACGTTCATTTATTTTTATCAAATACCGAACAAAACCTTACTCTAAAATTTACTAACACTTTTTATTTTTATTTTTATAACCTTAATCATGGATATATTATTTTCGTTTATATTTTTAACGCAGAAATAACACTTCGTTATGTATCCACTTCGTTATGTGCCCACTTCGTTATGCACGATAGGCCGTTCCTTCATTATAATCCTTATCCCGTGCCAACTCACGCGACGGTAATCCTCCTCGAATCCATCCTTCCGCTGCGTTGCTTTCGATTAAATTCGCCGGATTATTAATGGTGGCTTTTAAGGTCGGCAGCATAGGTGTTTGGGAATATTGTAAATAACTAACTTCACTGCTGGGGTTAATACTTTTTTTATTATTGGCGAAATCACCTTGCTGCATTTGTGCCTCCAATAGCGGGTCACATTTTCCTCGACCTAAATAAGGTATCGTACTAAAAAGTCGCTGGGTTAAACTAATGCGGCATTTGCTGCGCGAGAGGTCATTAATTAATAATTTGGAACTTTCCCCGATATTAGAACCACCTACACTCGTTTGATGGCTGCCTGTAAAATTAATATTGGGTTGACTAGTGGCAAATTCAATAGCATTACTTAAGGGACAGGCTGGTCGAAACCCGTCAAGCATATAATTCGCGTATTCGGTATTTTGTAAGATATGCTGGCTAAAGTCTGTTCTATCATCGCCCAGTCTTGTTGTTTGGTAAAAATTATAATCGTGAACGGAGGCCATTATTATATATAATATGATTAAATATAATAATAAAAACTATTTGATTGTTTCCTATTTTTAATTAATCCAGCGCGGTGGCATATTTCGCACGCAGGCGAGTTCATTATTATCTTCGTCGCGACAGGATATCATATCACCATAACAGTATTCCGCAAATGATTTTTGGTCATTGGGGATAGTTGTGTTTGGCGTAGGATACCACGCGTGCATTGAACGGTCAAATGTGAAATTATCTCCTAAATCGTTGAACAAGCGCTGGTCAATCGACGGGTCGTTAAAATTCCCAACCACAAATTGTTTTGTTTTTTCGTTTATATCAGCTTCGACGATGGGCATAAATGCCGGCGCAGCTTTATTACGATTGGGATTATCAGCAATTTCGGTCAATAATACATTCATCGCTGGATTGCCTCGGGTGGGTTCGGTATAGGTTGGTTTTAACATATTGTAAATATCATTCTTCGTAAAACCTTCCCTCTTTTTGTTCTGTTTAATTAAAAATAAAAGAATAATTGTACCTAAAGTTACTAAGCCGGATAACACGATTTTAAAATTTTTGGTTATTAAATACCCGAGTAAGGTAAACAGTATGACTAGACGAGAGATTGCGTTTAATTTTTCGGCAAAGGACATCTCAGGGGTAGGCCAAATATTAGATATTTGTTCTGATTTAAATAAAATATTTGGATTATATAACCAAAATGAAGTAGTCATTTATATATATAATCACAAATATTTTATAGCATCACAAATTTTTATAGCATCACACATTTTTATAGCATCATACATGAAATGTTATGTCCATTCCGCCTCGCGGTTGCCGTTGCTGTTGCTGTTGCTGTTGCCGTTGCTCACGCCGTCGCTTTTCATTATTTTCCTTTAATCTTTGCCGCCCAACAAAACCTAAACGTTCTCTTTTTTTATTCTCATTTTTTATAAAAAATAGAAGAATAATTGTAGTTATAATTAATAACCCGTATAGACGCATTTTTCTATTTTTAAAAAATGAAGTAGTCATTTATATATAATTATAACAAATTAGTTACTTCTTGTTCTTCTTCTTCTTTTCACCTTGCTGTGTGCTAGGCTGTGTGCTAGGCTGCGTGCTAGGCTGCGTTCCATGTTGCTCACGCGTGCTACGTTCTACCGTTTCTCCTTTGGAAAACACTAAATTTTCAATAGGTTTTGCTTGCTGAAGCTGCTGCGCTTGCATTTGCTGAAGCTGCTGTGCTTGCATTTGTTGAAGCTGCGCGGCCTTCTTCTCCTCCAATTTTTTTAATAACCGTTCTCTATTTTTTGATTCTTTCAATCGTTGATTCAGGTTCGATTGCATGGCGTCTACATTAACTTTGCCTGAACCCTTGCCCGCATTCATGCCCATTTTACTTAACATGCTTTGTAAATCACCCATCCCAGGCATGTTCTTCATTTTTTTCATCATTTCGCTTGCTTCCTCTAACAATTCACTCTCTTTCATATCTCCCGCTTTAATTTTTTCATCGAGCTTCGACCCGACATTCTTAACCAAACCTAATAATTTGGTCGGATTATGAATAAGCCGCTTAAATACATCATTGATTGATTCGGCGTTTTCCATATTAATATCTAAATCCGCCGCGGTTTCTTCCGCAATTTCTCTCGCTAGCTTGCCGAGCTTACCATTCATCATGGTCGATACATGTTCGTGTATATCACTCGGGTTGGGCAAATCATCTAAATTAATGCCATTTTTCTCTCCTTTCTTTGGCTCGCTGGCTCCCTCTCCCTCGCCTTTGACATCACCCTCACCCTCGTCCTCACCCTCGCCCTCGCCCTTAGCATCCCCAAATAAGGTCTGCATTTGCGCAATCGTTTCTTCTAATTTTGATTTGAATTCTTTTTCATTCACAGCTTCAAATAATTTGGCGGTATCACCAAACGAATTACCATCAGAAATACTGGAAACAATGGTAAAAAGTACAAGCTGTAAATATTTCCAAATCGTTTCGCGTGTTTTATCACTAATATTTTCTTTCCACAATGTTTTAAACTGAATACCCGGCAAAAAATCAGTTTCGTCTGATTCAAAAATAATGTTGTTTTGGTAGAGAATATCAAAAAATTTAGTGGGATATTTGGTCTTACAAAAAACAAAAACATAATTCAATGAATGTTCTAAGCTATCTTTATCTACCTCAAAGACCAAGTTTTTCAATTCTTTGTGTAAATGTTGCTCTTGTTCCGGGAAAGAAACCAAAATATCTTTGGTCATATCAATAATAATTTTCTTGAATTCGGTGGGAATTTGTACGGCCATTATAGTTGATGTAAATAAAATATATTTAAATCAAAATAGTATAATAACCTTGTTATATTAACTTTGTCTATTAACCTTGTTATATTAACCCTCAATATTAACCTCATCGTCGAGCAGAATATTTAAATATTTAATTACGGTCCCGTTGGTAAGAACTTTATCAGTTATAAGTAGATTATAAATAGGGTCCCTGATACCAATGGATTGTATTTGGGAAAATTGACTTTCATATTGAGGCGCAACAAGTACTTCTTGGTCAGCCACTTTTTGTCGCGAGATGTTTAATGCTTTTACCGCCGCATTATAGGATGCGGTATCATTTTTTATTTTTTGCGCTAAATCCCTTACGTTATTATTATTCGTACTCTCCTCATTTTGGTAATCTTCTAATACTTCCTGCTCCTCAGTTGGTGTTAGTACTTCTCGTAACTTGTCATATTGACCGCTTGTAATTCCTTCTCTAATTTTCTCTTTATTAAAATAATAAATAGACCCCGCAAGGATGGAGCAGAATAAGAGAATTAATACAATATTTTTATTACCATATTTTATAGGCCAAAAATGTGTAAACTTTACTACCATTATATATATATGAAATAAATATATATGAAATAAATATATATGTAGATTTAAGATATATGTAGATTTAAGATATGCTTCAAGATTTACTTTTTCTTATATCATTATATAAATCCGACAATTTTTTAAGGTTTTTCAAATATTGAATAACTTTACTCTTGTCGTCGTCAGACATTTTTTTAATGGGCTCGCGCAATACATCAATTTTATCAAGCACCCAGACATCATCGGTGGGTTTATAACCGTGTTTCTCTCTATAATCATTCTCAATAAAAAAATTCAAATCGCCATTCTCAATTTCATCGCTGTAAAGGGTCACAAAAGAATCATTAAATATGCGAATCAATGCTTTGGGCATTAACATTAATGTTTTGCTTAGAGTTTTTCGAGATGACATAATATCTGTATCATCAGGGAAAACTCTCTCAACATCCATAATAAATTCCATAAAATGTTTATTAAAGGTGTCAATAATTTGATTCTTATTCATAATTAGTATATATTCTAAAATATTTTTTTAAATGTTTTTCAAATGTATTTAATATGTTCACTTTACATCCTTGCTCCTTTTTTGTTGTAATTGTTCCATTGATACTTGCCCAATTTTATCCGGCTGATAGTTATCCGGTGGCGTATCAATATTCACATTGTAATCTAAGCTGGCGTAATGATGTTGTTGACGCATGCCTCCATCGCCTTTGGCCGAAAGGGCGTTCGAATCTTGGTCTAGAAAACTATAATTATCCGAAGTAACACCAAAGCCACAGTTATTCATGGAAAATGCTAAAGGTTCTCCATTGTTTTTGACAACGGGGTTTGTATGAATGACATTACTTGCTTCTAAATGTTTATTAATATCACTGCCAAAAAGTACATGGTGCCCTTTATTTAATAATAAAAGGGCTGGCACTTTATTTACGGTTGGCGGTAGGAGAATTTCTTGATTATTTTCTAAAATAATATAGGTTGCTCCGTTTTTTTTACAGCGTTTGTCTATATTAATAAAATGCATATCATCTTTGGAATTCGACGTTGATATGATTTGTAGCAATTTATTACAATTGTCACAATAACTGCTATAGTATAAAATAGTGCTCATTATATAAAATTTATTATTTTAATCATTAATAATTAAACTTATATAATTAAAAATACATATAATGAAAAATACATATAATAAAAAATTGATTTAATAATTATAACTTAGTATAATATAAATCCGCAAACATGGCTACAGAAGCACTTGAAGCAAACATGGCTACCGAAGTAAACATGGACGAACCCATAAAAATAACTAAAACAGGAAGTATGGCAAAAGAGCCAACAAAAGCAAGTGGTACAGCAAAGGCAACAAAAGAGCCAACAAAGGCAAGTGGTACGGCAAAGGCAAGTGGTACGGCAAAGGTGCCAAGCGCAATGGAACCCGTTATTTCTAAAATAACGGAGGACAAGACTATCTTAACATTTACATTGAGCAATGCGAATGTAAGTATAGCCAATGGGTTGCGCCGGATTGCCTCGGAAATACCCTCGATTGTATTTCGCACCAGCCCATACGAGAAGAATAAGGCTACCTTTGAAATAAATACGACGCGAATGAACAACGAATTGCTCAAACAAAGGCTCAGCTGTATTCCCATCTACGCCGATATTGATTTTCCAATCAATAATTACCTACTGGTCGTGGATAAACAGAATAAATCAAATACGGTCGAATACCTAACTACGGCGGATTTTACCGTGGTCGATTTAAAAACAAATCAAGTCGATAAAAACCTAACGGCTAAACTCTTTCCCCCTAATCCGCTCACCGGCGATTATCCGGAATTGGTTCGGTTATTGCCGCGAGTGTCCGAAAACATTGAAGGCGAGCGAGTTCATTTATCCTGTAAATTTGATATAGGCACAGCGAAAGAAGATAGTTCGTTTAACGTCTCGTCGACATGTGTTTATTCCAATACGCTCGACCAGATTAAAATCAAGGCGGCGTGGGCTGAGAAGGAAGCGGAATTAAAGAAAACAGTGGATATTAGTAAAGCTGAAATAGCTTTCATTGAAAAAGATTGGCACTTGCTTGATGCCAAAAGGCATTTCATCCCGGATTCGTTCGATTTTACTATCGAAACTGTGGGTCCAATTACAAATATGGCCATTGTATCGAAAGCCGCGACATTAATGGTGGAACGCTTGAAACAATTACAAGATACCATCCAAGGTGACCCGTCGATTGTTGCCCTATCAGAAACGACCATTCCCAATAGTTTTGATATCACCTTGAAGGGCGAAGATTATACCTTGGGCAAAGTGATTGAATATGTCTTATATGATTCCCATTATGACAAAACATTGAATTATTGCGGGTTTCGTAAACCCCACCCGCATATTGATGAATCCATTATCCGTATCGGTTTTAAAAATCCGACTGATAAAGTGACGGTGATTAGTTATATGGTCAATGCGGCGATGGAAGCGATTCATATTTACGATAAAATTGGCAAGGTCTTTGAGATAGCCAAATAAAATAGAGCCAAAATAAAATAGTGCCAAAATAAAATAGAGCCAAATAAAATAGAGCCAAAATAAAATAGTGCCAAAATAAAATAGTATTTATATCAATACTTTTTTATTGATATAAAAAATTATACTATAAATATATATCATAAATATAAGACAATGGCTAATAAATTAAAATTAGGAGATATTATTCAAATTAGTGCACCAGCGGATACAGATATCGACGAGCATATTTATTACATTCGCTATATTGATGAGAATAAAATACGTTTAGAAGAAGCTGGAAAAGAAACAATATTAACCCTGACCGATGGCTATTATGACAATGAATCGATTGAAAATATTACAATAAAGAGTCGAGCCGAAGAAGTAGGATATGCTCGGCAAAACAATTTACTGCCTGGTGTATGGATTGACCTTCATTTTAGTGGAGATTTGCCTTTGACATTAACAGGTAAAATTACCAATTTGGAAAAGGATAAAATAGAAATCACGACGTTCCCGGATAATGACGTGATTTTTATTGATTTTGCTTATAGAGGTTTACCGGAAGATTTACCGATTGAAAAGATACATCTACGAAAAGCACCGGCGCAAGGCATCGAAGGCCAAGAACAAGGCGAAGCAGGTCCAACACAAGGCGAAGCAGGCCCGGCGCAAGGCATAAAAGAACCAAGTTCAACCGAAGAACTCGAAAAGCGCTATAATGATATCCAACGCCAATTATTAGAAGAACCAAATTCGACCGAAGAACTCGAAAGGCGCTATAAAGATATCCAACGCCAATTGTTAGAAGTACCCGAAGAAGAAATCGTTGATGTAAATCTCGAATTTGAAAAACAAAAACAAATACAAGACCAAACACGCAGTTATATCTTTAAGGCCGACCAGATACATTTTGGGGAAGATTTAGAAACCGTCGAGCAAACAATTGATGTGCCCGAGGAAGAGCAACGGTATGATATTGACAAACAATTGGATGATTTATTGGCGAGTATGTTATCGACCATACCCAATGCGCAGCGAACCGACCTGGTGAAAAATAATATTCATCTTATGATTCAACGGTTTAAACAGTTGCGGGATAAATTTTCCATTTTTGATGAAAAAGGTCACGCTTTGATGCCCAAGTCGCATGGCGCCAATTATAAACCCTTGGTCAGCATGATGGCAAAACTAGAAAAACAACTCTATTGGTTGTTACCTGTCGTTAAAACAACGAAAAAAATTTACAAAAACAAAGACGAGAAAGACGAAGAATCGATGGTAGACATGGGAGCGGATGATGTAGAGACAATCATTTTTGAAGCCGATGCCATCGCCGAAAAAAAAGTAGTAGAGAAAAATGAGAAAAATGTCGTAGAGAATGAAAATAATAAATACGACCTCTTACAAAAAGAATTAAATCCTTATCACACCCCATTTTTGGAACCAAGAGAGAAAGAAGATATTATTATTCAGGCGCCAGTCGTGACAACCATAACTGCCTTCGTTGATAATTTGGATAATTTTAATTCATCCGTCGATGGGAATGATACATTTACTTCTCCGCACAGCGCAAATAAATATGAAAGGAAACGAAAAATACAGAAGAAACGATTTGCGCAGCAAACCTATACGCTGGGTGCGACTGGGCTAGACATAACGAAAGTGCGAGGTGAGAATCCGATTATTAAACGCAAGGAATTGACGAAAAATGACCAATTAGATTTGAAATCACTACTGACGCTACCTGAACCGACGGTGCGCTTTTCGCGTATTAATTTACACACAACCACCATGCTCGAGAAAGCAAATTTAAATTTACATTTTTTGAATTACTGGCAGTTATTAAAAGATTCGACCCCTGTTAAAAAAACGACAATCTCGGACCTTAGCAAACCGTATGAACACCAAGCAGACACATTCCTGAAAGCGATTCATAATTTTCAAGTGAATACGGAAGCGATTGAATCTGCTGCTACGCTTGCCCCTGCTACGCTTGCCTCTGCTGCTACGCTTGCCCCTGCTACGCTTGCCTCTGCTACGCTTGCCCCTGCCCAAACAACTTATAATAAATTTCTCGATTCAATAATACCGAAAACAAAATTTCTCTTTAATCTCATCAAACCTTATTTGGTCGGGAAACTATCCGTCAACGATATTTTAACTTACCTCGAACCATTCATGATTTATCAAGAAGATTTGAATATAAGTCAATACAATGAAATGACCCATTATATTCAAGAAAAAATAATCGACTATCGGAAAAAATATTTGGCCAGCGCACGCGACTATGCTGCGCTAAAAGGCACGCAAAATGTAAATATTCCCTCCTTATTAAAGGTCCTAGATGCGAATGTCAATTTAAGAACCAAGGTGTTGGATGTCTACGGCTTTACTGATACGATTATGTCCATGTCAAATGCGGATTTTATTAAACGTATCTACGATATTGATGGTGGTGTGTTTTATAATAATGCGATTGCGCTTATTTCTACTCATTTGATGATTGCCGACGGCACACGGGATATGGCAGATATTAATATATATTTGAATAAAGAAAAAGAGGGAGAGGGAGAGGCGTCGACTAAGAAAGCACTGACAGCAAAGGCAAAGACCGCAAAAGCACAGCAGACCGCAAAAGCACAGCAAGGCCAAATGAGTGAGAGTGAATGTGCGAAAATTAAGGTCATTGCGAAAAGATATATCGAACTTGACGAATTAACGGAAGACGATGGGAAGGAGATTTATTTTGATAAAAAATACGATTCGACGAGCTATGATATTGGAGAAATGTTTAAAGCCGATGCGCTGCTGCCCCGCCAGGAGCAAATCCAGCATTACATTAGTAAATTAATGAAAAATAAAGGCCTCGATGAAATAAGTGCGCGCCGGGATGCCGAAGCCATTCTTAAAGGGAAACGTGTTGTGCTCGACGGGGAATATGCGGTCCTAGAAACCACCGATGAAACAAGCGCAACCCTACACTATTATGTCCGGCGCCAGGAAACCTGGGTATTAGATGAAACGATTGACGCTGAGACCTTTGCGGATAATATGAAAATGTTTTGTAATTTGAACGAAAAATGTATCGCCGTCAAAGATAAGTGCGAAGACCAATCAACTGGGGCGAATGAACTGAAAAAGCATAATTTAAAATTACTGTTGGCCGAGTTCAATACGACATTGAACGTGAATAAAGATATTATTAATAATACCATCGAAGAAGCGTTAAACAATGCCGATAAACGCATTGATATCTTGCGTAATTTACGGTTGTCCCAATTGTATAAATACGATACAAAGAAGGTGGAGATTGGCAACACCATGGATGAAAGGGAAAAAATAATAGTATCGCCTTATGATGGCTTACTGAATACTATCACACTCCTCCGACAAACAGATATCGCCAAATACTACTTAAAGATTTCCGATTTCGTCAAAGCCTTTACCCGCGAAGGGCTCGAAGAAAACGGCGAGTCGCATTACTGGCTCTATTGTATTAAAAGCAATAAGAAAATGTTGCCCAGCTTTATCTACAAACTCGCCCATACTTTTTTGACTGGTGGCAATTTCAGTCAAATGCTCGACTCAATTTGCGCCCAACAGGGTACCATCAGTGAAGATGGGGATAAATACGTCGATAAATACAGTGGCTATACGATTAAAATGATTGAATTGAGTGCGGACGAGGAATACAATGAGGAAGGTTTCAAAATAATCACCCGCGCGGTGATGAAAAACGATATTGGAGATACGATATTACAATCGATTACATCTATACCCCTTGGACAAACAAAAACGACGGTAACAAAACGGAAATATGCCACCACTGATGCGACCGCGATTTATAATGTCGTTGAAACATTGAGTTTGAATATGGGCGTGAATATGGAAGACCGCAAAGATTTTATTGTGCGTAGTGTTGTGGAACAATTGAATAATCCAAAGATTATGTCGTCGAAAGCAGCCTATGAGAAATCATTTGCATTAATGGCCGCAAAGGGCAAAACTATCGATACGTATGACGTTGCTTATAATTCGACCTTGCTCTATTTAACGTTCGCGTATTATTTAATCGCCATTCAGACAAGTGTGCCGCCGATTAAAACCAAGATTACCTTTCCGGGCTGTAAAAAAGCCTTTAGTGGCTTTCCGGTGGGGGGCGCCGAGGATATGCAAGGACTAACCTATGTGGCTTGTGTCGCCTTTAAATTAAAAAATGCCGCAAATTTACCGTGGTCGGCGATTGCGAATCGCAGCGCCGCGTTTATTGCCAAACAAATGGAGGGGACCATAACCAAATTTATTTTACCGACCGAAGAAATACAAAACGAAATTAAAACACGAAAAATGTATCTCAGCGCTAATCCGGAGACCGCGATTCCGGTGGAACATGCCGTCGAAAATTGGTCGAATTTTTTGCCGCCCTTAAAAGCGATTAAAATGGCCACCACCCAAGATGTCGGCGATGTTTTTAAATCGCGCTTATCGGATAGCTTACGCAAAGGCCAGAAGACCCAGGAAGATTACATTGTCGAACTCCATTCCAAAATGGCCATATTTTCTTTCACTATCATTGATTTAATTGAAAAAACCGTACACGGAGAACAAGCGATATTAAAAGGGAAAAATGGAGAACCTTACGTGGAAAACGCGTGTTGTGATATCGGCGAAAACCATACCATGCGCTATTTTATTAAAAAACAACCAGAGATTGTTACCTTAAATAATAAGGTCGTTCGGTTAAGTGATATGTACGATGATGTCAAAAAGCTCGGCAAAGCGGTGGTGCTTTATGACCCAAGCAATACGAAACGTAAATTGCGAGAGATTGAAAACAAATTTTCGGAACAAACGATTTATCGGGCCTTTATTGTGTATTGTAAATTTAATAGTTTGGTGCCTTTGAGTGATAATTTAAAAGCAATCTGTCACACCAAGCCCGACTTTTTTGATATGAATGATTCGTTGGAAGAAAGTATACGCAAATTAAAAAGCAACGCGCGGAATTACAGCGAACAATCGCTTCAACAACTCTTGGACATTATTAACAATTCGACGAAAACGAGCATTAAAACTGAAGAGAAAGAAGTATCGATGGTGAGTAAATTGGCCGAAATCATGGCCAAGATGGATGAAAAAAATAAAAGACCAAGTGCTTTCCGCGCGGCCTTTATGGATATCCTGGAAACCTTTGAAATGAATGCGTTGATGGAAGATACGGCGGCCTTGCGCAAATTCAAAAATATACTTGCGAACTTAAATGCGGATATGAAAAAACAAATCAGCGAATTTATTGGCAACTTTAATATGAATGAAAAATTCAAGGAATGTTTGGAAACAATTATCGAATTTAAAGAAACGGGAAATAACTTGATTTTAACGAAAAAAGAAGAGACGGGTTATAAGATGATTAATTTTATGAAGAAAGCTATGCGGACCTTAACGTGTGAATTTCCAAATATTATTATCAATAAAGTAGAATATGATATGGTTCTGCCACCGGAGCATTGGGATTTATCGGCAAAACATAGGGGTGATGTCAATGTGATTATTAAAGACCATTATAGTGATTTATCGCAGTTTTATAAAGATGCGCAAATTCGGTTGCTGATGGAAAAAATGAAGGCGATGACAGGTGATGTGAATGAGTTGGCGCAAAACACCTTATTTTATGCGCCGGTGGAACAGAAAACTAAACAGAGGGCAAGCGCAGAGGCAAGGGCAAGCGCAGAGGCAAGCGCAAGCCCAGAGGCAAGCGCAAGCTCAGAAGGACCAACAGGTAGCTTTAAATACTCGGCCTTCGACTTGGATTTAACCGCATTATTATTTAATTTTTATTTTCTCACTGCCTTAATGGACCTAATGGCCTTTCAAAATGATAAGGAAATAATCGGGTTGCCGTTAAGACAATTAGATGAATCAAGTACGACCGAGGAAGACGAAGAATCATTCATGACCAAAGCAAATCAAATGGATATTTTGGTCGGCAATCAAATGGATTTCGCGGAAAAAATCGCATCACTTATTGTGGCCTTTACTACTTTAATATGTAAGGATAAACGCGCGATTGACTATAATTATAAAAGTTTAATGGACCTGCTCTTGCGGTCAAAAGTGAAAGAAAAGACGGAAATCACCGATTACCTCAAAAAGATGACGGTGGAAGAACGCGAAGTGGAAGACCTCTTTAAAGGCAATAAATTAGGACGCTGGAGTAAAGGTGAACAGAAAGGATTTCGCACCTATCAGGGAAAAACCTACGATGAAGAACGCGCCGCCGAGGAGCAAATGAAGTTAACTGAATTACAGCAGAATAAAGGTGGCGTGACTGATTTAGATATGGAAGCAACCGACGATAACCAAGACAGGGAAGATAATACTATCTTTTATAGAGGAGAGGATGGAGAGGATGAAACGGGCGAGCCGGATGACAATGCCGAGCCGGATAACTATGGGGACCAAAATTAAATAGGGCCAAAATTAAATAGGGCCAAAATTAAATAGGGCCAAAACTAAATAGGACCAAAATTGAATAGGGCCAAAATTAAAATAAAAAATTGAAATGATATGTTTTATAATGTTTATAAAACACATAAAAAGATGACTGAAATTCCAGTGTTGTACAACAATTGTCATGGGGGGTGGTCGCCTAGTCATCAAGCAATCGAATTATACAATACACGAATGACGCAACTAAACCCCACGTTTAAACCTATCACGGATTTGGATTTAGAGAATGTTGACCGCCACGACCCAATTCTGGTGCAAATTTATCATGAACTCGGCAAGGACTTTGACGGTCATTATTACAGTCAAACGCAGATAGAATATATCGATGAAAAATACGCAGATTATTATCATCTTCAAGACTTTGATGGCTACGAAACGGTCGTCGTTGAAATGGTTAAATACGAATTACATACGTTGAAAGGGCAATTGAAGGCATTGCTAAATAATACCATGACGGATGGGGAAAAAATAGCGGAATTGAAAAAAATAATGGAGATAGGGGCAGCGCCCTTCATTGACAGTCCCTCCTAACGGGGTCGTAGGGGCAGCGCCCTTCATTGACAGTCCCTCCTAACGGGGTCGTAGGGGCAGCGCCCTTAATTGGCAACGCATCTATACAAGAGCACTAACCCACCCAGCGTAGAAACATTCGACATAAAGGCATAATACTTTTCTTTACTTTTGAATGGATTGTGATAGATGAGCGTCGCAATAATCGTAAAGACCATAAGCGCCAGAACCGCGAGCTTAAAAAAAGGCACTAAGGCGGCATCCCCTGTAAAAGAATACGTGGCAATGACCGAAGGAGCTACGATTTCTAAAATAATAACGAAAATAATAATCAATTGGGCTAAAGTTAGGGGAAAGCCCATTCTTTTCGCAAATTTACCACTCGATTTTCCAAAATAATAGATTTTCTCAAAACCGCTGAGAAAAAACAAGAGAGTAATAAGAACAGCCGGGAAAAAAATAGGCAACATTCTATATATTATCTCTCTTTATATTAAAAAAACCAAATGGTCAAAAATACAACATTTGAAGAAAAAGAAATGGAAATATTACATAACGCAGTTAATATAGCGGAATCGAAACTAGGCAAAAAAATAAAACAATCCAATGATATTCTTAATATTATTAAAATTTTAGAGGATTTTATGCGGCGAAAAAAGGTTGTTTGTTATGGAGGAACAGCCATTAATAATATTTTACCAGAGACAGACCAATTTTACGATAAAGATGTGGAAATTCCAGATTATGATTTTTTCTCTCCGATGGCTTTAACCCATGCCAAAGAAATCGCGGATATTTATGCCAATAATGATTACTCAGATGTCGAAGTGCGTTCAGGTATGCACAAAGAAACCTATAAAGTATTTGTGAATTTTATACCCATCGCAGATATTACGCAATTAGAACCGAAAATCTTCAAGGTGCTTTTAAAAGAGGCAATAAGAAAAGAAGGTATTTCTTACGCCCCTCCAGATTATCTGCGCTTACAAATGTATAATGAACTTTCCAGGCCAGACGGTGATGTAAGTCGATGGGAAAAAGTCTACAAACGTTTGCTGTTATTAAATAAAGACCACCCCATCAAAGAAAATCCCAAATGCTCGGAAGTGAATTTTATGCGCGATTTTACGGGTAATCCTGAGTTGAATGATACCCTATACAATATCGTGAAGGATACGATGATAAATGAAGGGGTGGTGTTTATCGGCGGGTATGCGAGTAGTTTATACGGGCGCTATATGCCCCCCAATCAACAAAAGCAACTGCAACACGTACCGGATTTTGATGTTTTAGCAGAAGACCCCAAGGCTGTTGCGTATATTTTAAAAGGGAATTTAGAAGAAGCCGGGTTTAAGAATGTAAAAATAAATAAAAAACCCAGCACAGGTAATGAAGTTATTATGGTCCATTATGAGGTCGTGGTGGACGAAGATACCTTATGTTTTATTTATGAACCCATTGGTTGTCATAGTTTCAATACCATTAAAATAAAAAATAAGACTGTTAAAGTCGCGACAATTGAAACCATGCTAATGTTTTTACTGGCTTTTCTTTATGCGGACCGCCCTTATTATGACCACGAACGTATTATGTGTATGGCCCAATATTTAATCAATGTTCAGGCCAAAAACCGTTTAGAACAAAAAGGTTTATTGAAACGGTTTAATATTAACTGTTATGGCAATGAACAAACTATCGTAGAACTGCGTAGTGAAAAGGCTGCCAAATATATAGAATTCAAAAATACGAAAGATGATAAAGAGTATAATAAGTATTTTTTTAAATATATACCAGTAAAAGGGAATAAAACGCGCAAGAATAATGCGAATGCCACCCCATTTGCCAGTGCGAATCAGGATAATTATAAAAGAAAATATCAAAAGTATCAGAACGCGGATAAATATACTTATAAAAAACCCTACAAGAAATATTATAAAAGGACTCGAAAAAATGTGGTCAAAAATATATTAAATAATATTTGGTAATCTTCAAATTTAGTACATTAAATTACGCAGCCCGAGATTTAATGTAATATAATATATAATGAAATTATATCAATATATATTACTGTTCTTTCTAATCGCGCTCTGTTCGCGCATTTATTATTTATTTTTTCGAGGGAAAAAAGAAGGATTTGGTTATGGTTATGAATCGTTAGATAATTGTTTAGACGCAGGTTATCCGCCTAGTTTTTGTAAACGGGTCCCCCTAGAAGCGTGTGTGACAAATTGCCCGATGGGCACCTTTATACCGAAAACCTTTAATGTATATTAAGTGAGGTTATCCAAAAAATACTCCCATAATTGTTTGCACATTACGCATACTTTATTATAAAGAAAGGTATCGCGAAAAGGAGGCGGTATATGGGATTTTAAACAAATAATACAATCCATGAGAGAAAGAATAAAGAAGACAACATATTCTCGGATGAATAAATGTATTTTGATTTTTATCCCCACATAACTACAGATTGGCGAGGAGCCATTTATAAAAAATTCATTGGTCTCCACGACGCCGCGTATTAGACGTGAATATATATTTTTCTCTCTTTTAATATTTAATGTTTTGGTTATATCGGTAAAATGAATCAGTTGTATAAATAGATTTTTAATTTGTCTATGCTTATGCTTATGCTTATGCTTATGCTTATGCTTACTTTCGTTAAAAATATGCGGAGAGATGCCATCCACATACCGTCCTTGATATTTATGAGAGGCACTGGTTAAAAAAGGCACATGTGACGACCGTAAGATACACCTTATTAAATGTTCCCGATGTTTAAATTTGCTTATGACGCGCTGTTTACATTTTTTCGTATCATAATAATTTATATAAAGTATTCCATTTAACCGAGCAATAGCAGCATCATCTGGAAATAATTGACTAATACTATGTCTTACAACTTGCTCGTAAACGAAGAAATTTTTGTTTTTTTTATAATCGGCAAACAAAGTATCGATAAATAGGTACAGGTTATCGGGGCAATCGCATATATACCAGACGGCAATAAGTGAGCCAATGCTACATCCTGCGATTTTATTTATTTTTATAAAGTTGGCTTTTTCTAAATGATGGATATATAAGGCTGCGCCGATACCCATTATCCCGTTAACTGCTCCGCTATCAAAAATTAAATTCAGGTCTTGAGGGCTTGCCGGGGGTTTAACATTTACAATTAAAGCATTAATATATTTTTTCAATATATTAACGTGAAAGAGGGGCGTTTCAGTGGGTTCCGGCATTTATTACCGATAAATTAATCGGGGATTAATTATTGGCGGCAGCAACGTACAACTGCACTTTTCAAAAAAGTGCCACAAAACCAGCACTTTTCAAAAAAGTGCCACAAAACCAGCACTTTTCAAAAAAGTGCCACAAAACCATTAAAGGAAAGCTCGTGTCGTAAATTGATTCAACCTTTTCCTCCAAGGGTTTTGCGGTACTTTTTCAAAAGTACAGGTTTTGCGGTACTTTTTCAAAAGTACAGGTTTTGCGGTACTTTTTCAAAAGTACAGGGTTAGCGTTCCAAAAAATGCATCGCCTTCACCAAAAAAAAGTAAACACTCGCAAATGACACGCTCGTAAAAATATACCCCGAGAGACTGGGATTACCGTCGTTATTACAAAGCGATGGTAATATTTTACAAAGCTGTTTTTGGATGACCGGCAATTGGAATAAGAAAAAGAGAATACCAATTAAAGCCGGTGTTTGAATTTCATCGTACAATACATCCAATGAATTTTTCTTCTCCTGTTTTTGGGCCTGCGCGCGAATAATGTCGTCATTGGTTTGTTCCGCCCGAATATAGTCGAGTTGATTATTGCTTGCGGGTGGAATGTAATTCGGTTGAATATGTACATCTTGTGATAAATGTTGCTGATTTTGCGGAATATCGCGTGACGGTAAGGTCGTCATGCCCGCCGCACTGGCTTGCTGGATGCCTGTGACGAATTGATTCAAGTTTTTCTGCATGGTTGCCGGGTCATTGTCGCGCTCGTGCTGTAAAGCTTGGGTAGGATTTGGGATTTTAACATTTTGCTCATAGGTATCCATCCGAATATTATCATTTGTTTGCGGTGAAACTGGCAATGAATCAATACTCGTGGTTCCGATATTCATTATACTATTAATCGCATTAATTAATTAATAGTATAGACGCATTTTTACTTAAAATTCTATTTTCTCTTTATTGTCGGGATTACATTTGGTTAATTTTTCTTTAAATGTATAACATTTATCGCCGTAAGCATACGTATTTTTAGTAACCTCGCTTAAAGGCGGCGCTTTAAAGACTAAACAATTGCGGTCTTTACATATTTTTCTAAATAAACTAGCGAGACCCATACCCAGAATAAATGAAATGGCATACCGGCCATTTTGAGTATGGAGTAATTTCATCATACCTCGTTTCCCTTTCATTGTTATATATTATAGCTATTTATTTCTGGATAGGAATATCTTTAATTAAACCGCGGTCGGTCGGGCATTTCACTTCAGTGGCATCAAATTTAAAACAATTATTGGCCTTATCAATATATTCCATTTCGGCAGCATTATCCGGCGTGGGATAGACGTGAATTATGGTGGGGGTGGGGGCGGAGAGATAAGCAAATAATAGACCTACGGATAAACTAACTAAAAAAACTTTAAAAGAAATATATTTGAAAAACATATACATTTAATATATATATTATTTATTTCCGTTCCTGTTCTAATTGCTCTAATCGATACGGCAAGGCTACCAAGCTATAAATCGCTTTTTTCTCTTGGGCACTAACGGCTTCGGCATCCTCCGGATTCACAACGTCTTCGATATTTGACTCTATCGCATAGTAGCCATAATTCATTTTGCGTATTTTTTCGCTGAGCGGTTGGATTTTTGTTATATATTTTTCTATCATCGCTGTTAAATAGCTCTCAAGTGGGTCAGCTAAATAGTCTTGATATATTTTCTTCAGTTCGGCAATTTCATTTATCAAATCCAAATTCGCATCCAGCAATAAGGGTTCGCGGTGAATGCCGCTGATAATATCACCATATTTTTTCTCATTCACCAGTTGAACTTCACTAATCTGGGCCAACTCATGTTTCAGTTTATTAAATTTATCGACAATGTCATCTTTGGAACTATTTAAACCAAAGAGATAATCTAATTTGGTCATAATAATACGCATCTTCAAACTCTCACTCGTTTTATTATATTTCTGTTCTAAATCACGACAATTATCATATAATTTGCGTTTAATATTAATGTTTAAATCGCAGGGCGGGGTCGCACCACATACAGCTTTTAACATGCCATTTTTTTCTTCAAATAGGGTCCCACCAGATTTCCCGCAATTCGCACAATGTCCGATAAGTTGTTTTATTTGTAGCCGTTTCTCTTTTTTGGAAATAGTATCTTTTTTCTTTATTTTTAATTTTCGCGCATTCATTTTTTCCTCATATTTTTGCTTAAGTTTATAATAGTTTACTACATCCATAATTATAATAGTACATTATTATTTATTATGATATATATTTTATTATGATTTAGAAATATGTAATGCTTACATACGTGACCATGCTTACATACGTGGCTATGCTTACATACGTGGCTATGCTTACATACGTGACCATGCTATTACCATTGCGGCAAAGCGGTTATCATTCCATTCGCATTTCCTTGGGTTTTTCTCAAGTAAGCCATTTGGTGTAATTTTGAGACAATATATTCCTTCTTTTTGGTATTTTTTATTTCAATCTCGGCCGGCGTTAATTTACCTTTATAGCGATAAAAGAGAAACCCGCCAATAAGCAGAACCAATAAACCAGCCATCGAGAGATTGAAAAGAATAGTAGCATTATTGTCTTTAAATTTCCGGCATTCTTTCAGTGTCCCGCTTAAAAAATAGCGCACACCGGGTTCAATCAGTCGCGGGGCCGTTAAGAGAGTATTCATTCTATATTTTAAAAAAGAGTTTATTTTATAATATAAAATTATATTATACAATATATGGTTGAATTTGCTACAGCAAGTACCGCTACGGCAAGTACAGCTACGACAAGTACCACCACGTCAAGTACAAAGGACACTACCACCACTCCCACACCAGACCCAGCAGCGGCCATGTTATTTTTCTTTATTGTCACGTCGATTCATTGTGTTATTGGTATTTTGATGGGCGGGGGTACAACCATGCAAAATATAATAATGAAATTATCTTATATTTTATTTGTTATAATCGGCGAATATTTTATCAATTTGAATTTGTCTAATTCGATGTGTGGTGTCAGGCAATGGCGGTCTACCCTTTTTATTACGATTGTGCCTTGGTTACTTATCTTTGGCACCATGCAATTATTTATAACCATTTTTCCTGGCTGGATGTCACCTTTTTCGAATACATTCGGCTATATGGTTGCTAAATTAATGGGTCTGCCTGAATTAATGAAATTAATTGTGGTGCCCCAGGGAACAGGCGAGGTCGAGCGAGCATTATTAAGTGTTACGACCGACGACTCCTTACTCATTAATCAATTCTCGACCGAGAGCGTCGTCGAAACAACCGATACAAACGGGGTCCTGTCAAAAGAAAGACCTATTTTTGATAAAGCTTGGCGGTCTTTACAAGACGCAGGTATCATTAATAAATTTGCGACAGACGCCAAAGAAAATGAGTCTTACCGCAAAAAACTCTATAAATTCGTGGAAATGAAATATACCATTTCAGACTATGTATGGAATATGCTGACTGGTCTTTTAGTGACATCGGTCAGTTACAATTATATCGTAAATACCGGATGCGAACAGTCCGCGAAAGATATGATGGACCGTTATAATGCGTATGAGGCGTCAGAAAGTGCGAAAAGGTCCAAAAAGAATTCATTTGACCAAAATCAGCCAAACTATAAGCCATCCTAAGCATCTATGTACGTGCCGTATAATACACCACACTAAAATAAGAGAGGATAGCCAAAAATATTGATATCAACCACGCCGGAATAATGGTCTTTTTGCGAAAACCTACACCAAATTCTTTTAAAGAGCCATCTGGATTATACATAAACGCTGGGGTTAGAAGATTGACTAGACCAAATAAAATGATGTAGATGAGAATGGCAACCACTATTTTATTTTGGCGGACCCATCGTTTTTCAAACATTATATAATAATATAATTTAAAAATATATTATTATTAGTACTAATTAATGACTTGTTACCTTATAAAAACACCGGGCAACATATTACTACATGGTGGTTTATTGCGCATGGCAAATCCGGCTTTAAAAATCAAGCCGGTGAATATCGCCTTAGCTCGGTCCAATGCTTGGATAAATGGTATTCTGGTCATCAACAACACGCCCTATTACCGTTTACGACCTACCCAAGACAATTATATCGAAATTAAAACAATGAACCAAAAACATTTCTTAATGGTGAATGAAAAAAATATATACGAAACGTATCAGCTTTTTGGTTATACAATTAATATAGCACTGAATAAGGCCATATCTAAACCTTATGCGGATTTTTTCAAATATTATTAAATAGGAAAAGGCTTGAGACCTTGTAAAAATGTAACGGACCGAGGCGCATAGGATAAGTTGCGGTCCTGGGGCGGCGGAGCAACGATATAGATTGGGAAATATCTATATTTATCTGCCCGTACTATGAACGCTGACCCAGCGTCGTCAAATAACTGCGTATAAACCTGCATATACGAGTCAAAGTTTTGAAAGGACATACCAATCATTTGACAACCGTAAGCCATGACTAAGGTCGGTGAATAATTTTTATTTGTAGCTGAGATATCAGGCAAGACAATCGTCATATTTTGTTGATTATAATAGATTAGTTCTTTAACATCAGGACAATATATCACATCCTTATACCGCATATTTCTGACAAACATCGCATTGCTCGCAATATTTACATATTCATTCAATTTTGTATTTGTAAATAAGGGATTTGATTTATCAACCATAATAACGACCTTGTTCATTAATTTATTCAATTGATAATCGCCGAGATTATTGCCTTCACTTTCATAACTAAACGCTTTCCCCAGCAGTCTATCTTCTAAAGTATTGAATAAAATGACTGCCATTTGGTCATGTAAATCGGCAATATTAGACATAATGCGAAAATGGAGGATGAGCGGGTCATTGGGATTGGGACATGTTTTACCCGAAAAGGCATAACTGGCTATAATCGTCATCGCGTCAGAAAAAAGCACACTGTTGTAGGTTTCTTTCACATTAAAGTCAACTTTAGAGGACACGGCGATTGCCGGTAGTTTATTTACCGAATAGATTTCAAAATCCAAACAGCGTGCGCCTTGTTTAATGCAATTTTTCAGCGCACATAAATTTACAAAATCATTTTTGAATTTGCCCGCAGAACAACAATTATACGCGGTTTTAATCGTGTAATCGCGCAATTTATATCCATAAATGGGGTTTGTTGTATTGATGCTACTAATTAACGGAAATTTTGTATACAAATTTGTTAAACTTTTACAATTTTTAGCATCTAGGCTTATTTTATTGTAACACCATAAAAAGATGACAAAAAAGAGGAGACTAATAATGATAATCATCACTTGGGTAATTTTATCAGTTCGGGCCAAATCGCCGATAGATTTTATCGAACCTAGACCTGCTTTTATTTTTTTATTAAAGGATAGAGCTGTACTGGTTCGCACTTTATCGACCAATTGACCGGTTTGATTGCTTATCCAATTTGCTGTTTTTGAATTGGTTATTAGGTTTATGCCGGATTCGCCAATATGTTTTACGCCAGTCAGTGTGTTTTTTGCGAATTGTGGCGTGTTCTTTTTGGCAAATTTGGCAGTCGCATTTGCCGTAACTATTCCAGCATCAATTGAATTCATATCTTATATTAAACAGCCATTTTTTATTTAATATATAAGTTTTAATATATAAAAATATAGAAGAGTTAAAAAAATAGATATATATATACAAAGATATGCCTGGTGGTTTATTAAATCTAATTTCCTATGGAAATCAGAATATTTTCTTAAATGGTAATCCATCTAAGACTATGTTTAAATGTAAATATGCTAAATATACGAATTTTGGCTTACAGAAATTCCGTATTGATTTTGATGGCTTGCGCACCTTACGGCTCAATGAATCGTCTCAGTTTAGATTCCGAATCTTGCGTTATGCGGAATTATTGATGGATACCTATTTGGTGGTGACCTTGCCCAATATATGGAGCCCCATCTTGCCACCGAGCAGTGTTCAAGGTCAAGGGCAATGGCGCCCCTATGAATTTAAATGGATTAAAAATCTCGGCACGCAAATGATTAAAGAAGTGCGTTTCAGTATTGGCGGGCAAATTATTCAGCGTTTTTCGGGGGACTATCTCCAGAATTTAGTCGAGCGGGATTTTGAGGAATCCAAGAAACAACTGTATTATAACATGACGGGGAATGTGCCTGAATTAAACGACCCGGGCAATTCGGGCACCCGGTCCAATGTGTACCCAAGTGCTTATTTTGATGGTTCGCAATTAGGCTCCGAGCCCTCTATCCGCTCTCGCAAAATTTACATTCCGATTAATATTTGGTTTACCTTGGCGGCCAAAATGGCCTTTCCGCTCATTAGTTTACAATACAATGAACTCTATATTGACGTTGAAATGCGGCCGATAAACGAACTCTATGTCGTGCGTGATGTGACGAGTATGGAGATGAATTATCAGCAGGCCAATCAAACGGATATTTTTTTTCAATTCTACCGCTTTATCCAGCAACCGCCCAACCCGCAGCTCGATTACATCAATGCTGATAAGCGGACGAACTGGGCGGCGGATGTCCATTTAATCACGACGTATGGGTTTCTGACGGAAGAAGAGATGCAAGTGTTTGCGGCAGAGGACCAGAAATATTTAATAAAGGAGGTCTACGAATATTCCTTTCCCAACGTCACGGGAACCAAAAAGGTCTTGCTCGAAAGCTTGAGTATGGTGGCCAATTGGATGTGGTTTTTTCAGCGCAGTGATGCATATATGCGGAATGAATGGTCGAATTATAGTAACTGGCCCTACGATTATTTACCGTCAGATTTACAAAATCCATTGGCGAAAAATGGTTTTACGCCATTGGCCTTACCCTACGGTAATTATACGCCGTCGATGGACCCTTCGGGTGTCGGGTGTTTTGTCGGGCAAAGTGATGCGCCTTCGAATATTTATGTGACGGGGCAATACAGTCCCAGTAATCAAAAAGATATTATGCAAAATTGGGCGCTGCTACTGGATGGCAAATATCGCGAAAACCAATTTGATGCGGGTGTCTTTAATTACGTGGAAAAATATGCGCGGTCTAGGGGCAATTCGCCGGATGGTTTATACTGTTATAATTTTAATTTAAGCACGAATCCGTTTGACTTTCAGCCGAGCGGAGCGATTAATTTGAGTAAATTTAAAAATATCGAGTTTGAGTTTAGTACCTATCAGCCGCCGCTCGATGCGTCTGCTCAAGTCTATGCCATATGTAATCAAGGTACCTTGGTGGGGATAAATAAACCGACATGGCGCGTGTATGATTATAACTATGATTTAACCGTCTTGGAAGAACGCTTTAATATATTGACATTTACGTCGGGTAATGCGGCGCTGCTCTATGCGCGCTAACTTTGAGTAATGCGGCGCTGCTCTATGCGCGCTAACTTTGAGTAATGCGGCGTTGCCAAAGGCTCATGTTGCCAAAGGCTAATGTTGCCAAAGGCTAATGTTGCCAAAGGCTAATGTTGCCAAAGGCTCATGTTGCTAAAGTAATAAAAAAATAGGTCATATTTTTTTATTTTATGGGTTTAAAGGTTTAAATGCGGGCGCGGCGTTGAGTGCGCTGCATACCCTTCTGGAGACCCTTCTGCATACCCTTCTGCATACCCTTCTGCATGCCCTTCTGCATACCCTTCTGCATGCCCTTCTGCATGCCCTTCTGCATACCACGTTGGAGACCTTTGGAAAAGGCCGCGGCCTTGCTCTTGGCGCGTGTAGCGGGGTGAACTCGAGATTTGCGTACTTTGCGTGTGCGTGCCATTTATATATATATAAAATATAAAAATAATAATAATAGAGAAAATATATTAAACGTACAATTATTTATAAAGGTCCAATTATTTATAAAGGTCCAATTATTTATAAAGGTCCAATTATTTATAAAGGTCCAATTATGTATAAAGGTCCAATTATGTATAAAGGTTCACAATTATGTATAAAGGTTCAATTAGAGATAAAAAGAAATTAGAGATAATAATATAAAAGCTATTATTTCTAAATGTATTACTCTATAAATTACCATATTGTATCACTCTTCCACCACATTCCATCCTCCTTTTTAATTCCATAAATTGTCTTAAATAATTCTGAACGTGCTAATACACAATTTGTTCGATATTTCTCTAAAGGATGGGGATTCATTTTTAATTGGGCCTTTATAGCTTTTTTATAAACTTTCTGGCGAGCCTGAATTGCGAAATTCATATACAATTTTGCTAAATTAATTTTTTTCATTTTAATAGGTTCATCATTAACAATTTGATTATCTAAGAGATAGGTTTCAATCAACGCTAAACCAGAAATATCTGCTAAATCTTCGCCAATACTTATGGATGCATCAAATTTTATGCCATCGCGTGCTGAAAATTCTTCATATTGTTTAATAATATCATCCATTTTTTTCTTGAATACTTTCTTATCTACTTCTGTCCACCAATCATTGAGATTTCCATCCGCATCAAATTTGCTACCCGTTTCGTCTAAAGAATGCGATAATTCATGGCCTAAAGTATATCCAATATAAACCGAATTATACTCTAAACCTCGTTCTTCTAAATCGATAAACGGTTTCTGTAGATAAGCCATCGGAATATAAATGGAATTACTGTTTGGACGATAAAACGCATTCACAATATAGCATTGGGTGCCCACTAATTTAAAGGCATTCCAATCAAATTCGGGAATGTCGATAACGGGTTTTCCTTCTAAAGCCACATATTTTTTATGTTTCCATTGTAGCAGTAAGCCCACATTATAGAGTGGGTCATCCGCCTTATAGTCAAATAAAGGGTCAATGCGTAAATTGCCTGGCTTTCCGACCGTAATGGTTAATTTATTTAATTTATTCAAAGCCGCCTTTTTCGTCGAAGGGGATAGCCAACTATTAACTGATATTTTTTGTATAAACACTTCTTTTAAATCATTAACCATATGATTCACGTAGCTAACATACAAAGGATTATAATTGTATTCCATGTATTGTTCCGATAAGAAGGTGTTAAACATTAAAGACAACCCAAATACAGGATAAATATCTGACGGCATCATTATCTCTCCACCTTCCAGAAACTTATTATAAAAATTAAAATGAATATGTCTTAGCGAATCTTCAAATCGAATCATCTGTTTAAATTGAATAAATAACCAGTACGTCTGCCATTGGGGTGAATTCCATTTTTCTTTCAGTAGCCGCACCATACATTTAAAACCATTCAATTCGCCAATAACCGCATTTTTCGGTGTTTCCGTGTAGCCTAGCTTTTGGGTGAACAAGTGCCAATCAAACTCATAATTGGTTTCGATTTCATGTGCGCTGACTTTATTATAAAAGTTATCATCTCTTTTAAGTTTTTCATCACAAGACATAGCCATTAACATCTCATTTTCGACATCCCAAATATCTTGCGGATTATAATGATGAGCTTTGTTGGCCCCCAAACAGGCTTTAAATACTTCGCCGATATAGTGGAGGTATTCTTTTTTCACTAACCTTTTATAGGTTTTCGTTTCCGCATCATCATAGTCTTGAGGGCCATTATAAATATCATAATCATAGATGCCCAATTGGGCCAAGGTTAAATGACTAATATATAGTTTGACATTTTTCTCATCTGGCATAAGGACCCACTGGATAGGCGAGCACCAGGAAATGGTTTCATTTTTGTTGACCATGGCCAATAAACCGTACATATCCTCTTGTTCCACGAAGCCGGCCAATTCAGCTACGACCGCATCAACGTGTTTAAATATTGCCTTGATGGTATTGTCATGGAGCGACCGATAGACATTATTGATGGCAATGGCTTTTTGGGATTTGGGGTTTTCTTTTATATATTTTTTCACATAACCAATCAATTTGTAATACACTTGTTCTTGAATGATGCGAAAAGTATCATACTGGACATAATAATTCTTCTTTCCTTTTTCAATGTCATTTTCCTTAAACCATTCTTCATTTACATACCCATAATAATCATTTTTCACTTGATTAACAACTTTAGGTAATTCACCCGCATGAAAATTATCCGTCAAAAATTTGGTATATCTTTCGCTCTGTGTTTTATATTTTTTATATTTGGGGTCGTTCTTAAACTTCTTTACGATTGTCGCAAATTTTTCTAAATTGTCTTTGTTCTTATAAAAGTTTCCTTCGTATGTGCTATATTGCCCGGTCGAACAAATTTGGCCCACTTCGGAATCCGAATAACATCGTTTATCACTCTTTATTACAGCTATTTTGCTCGTTTTATTATGCCCCACATGGCTTTTATTATGCCCCACATGGCTTTTATTATGCCCTGTATGCCTTCGTTTATGTGTTTTATGTGGCATTTATACTATAGCTATATTAATTTGGTTATGAATATGTAAATATTATTATTTATAAAGTATATATATCTAATGAATGATATGTTTGATAGTAGTTCATCTTCTCCTCCAGCTGATTCTAACAAATCAGCTACAGATGTTTCAGGGAATACTCCTTCTGCTAGTACAGTAGATTTTGGTAATAAAGATAAATCCAATAAAGATGTCTCTGGCAATGAGATGGAAACGGGCGCGTCTTCCGGCATATCGGATATGCTTTTTGGCCCAGCCACCACAAATAAGCGTGACGCCAACGGCAATTTAGTGGATGCTTCGGGCAATGTCATTGGCTGGAACGATAAAAAGAGCTGGTTATTTTTTTTAAAATCTCTCTTACATTTTTTTATCTTGTCGCTTTTAGTGGGCCTATTTGGTTCTGGCTTTATTTATTTGACTTCACGCGGCAGCGACTTAGATAACATTTTACCTACCTATGAATTGTTTTATTCGGCTGCCAGTTATGAAATACAAAAAAAAGGCCCTTATACCGACGTCAATTGTAATGAAACGGGGTCGGGTTCCTTTGGTGTGTTTGAAGATAATTTCCCCTATAATTTAATACGCCTCAAAGATTCGAATAAAGCAGCATTAAAAGCCTTGTCCTTTGTTGAGCGCCTGACCAATTGGTTTGCGAAAACCGTGGCGGGTTGTTTCAAAAGTAACCGAGCTTTATTAAAGGGTTGGTTAGATAATTTCGCGCCAGGCGGGCCCTTAGGTAATCATACCTTTCAAATCTATATTGGGTTTCCTTTTACAATGTGTGTTAGTCTGGTCGCACTAATAACAGGCTTTTGGGCCGCGTTTGGTGCGGCGGCAGCCGCTGATATGAAGGTGACAGTCTGGGGCGGCTTTTTACTCTATGCCTGGGCTTTAACGATTGGCCTCTCTTGCGTTATATTTTTACGGTTAATTGGGACCATCTGCTTTTTACCCATGAGTCAAAATTGGAAAGAAGTAGCCAATATCATGGCCTGTAATGTGAAATCTATTGTTATTTTATTTGGATTTTTTGTTTGCGGTGCGGCCTATGATAATTTAGATACAACGGTCTCAGGGTGTATGGGCATTGTCTATTTATTGTTGGTGGGGCATACGGTATGGAAATATTTTACTAGTAAAATATAATATTAAGCTTTTACCAATATAAAGCTTGTAATACTATATTTTTAATGGGGAGGAATAAAAAAAAGGGTATAAAAAAGAATCATATGCCTTCGGCTACGGCTCACCTTATGCCTGCGGCTGACCTTATGCCTGCGGCTGACCTTATGCCTGCGGCTAATCATATGCCTGCGGCTGCGGCTGACCTTATGCCTGCGGCTGACCTCATGCCTTTTGTCAGCGTCTGTACTCCCACCTTTAACCGCCGACCTTTCATTTCCTCGATGATTAAATGTTTTGAACACCAGGATTACCCCAAAGACCGCATCGAATGGATTATTATTGATGATGGTACCGATAAAATCGGCGATTTAGTTAAACATATCCCCCAGGTGAAATATTACGCGATAGAGAATAAACTATTCCTCGGCAATAAACGGAATTTGATGCACGAGAAAACCAAAGGTGATATTATCGTGTACATGGATGACGACGATTATTATCCTCCTGAGCGTATTTCCCATGCGGTGGAAACCTTAACAAAAAACCCCAGCGCTTTATGTGCCGGGAGTAGTGAGATTTATATTTATTTTAAACATATCCAAAAAATGTATCAATTTGGGCCTTATGGGCCGGCGCATTCCACGGCGGGTACATTTGCCTTCAAAAAAGCATTGTTGAAATTGACGCGGTATGAAGATGGAGCGGCTTTAGCGGAAGAGAAACATTTTCTAAAAAATTATACCATTCCTTTTGCCCAGCTAGAGCCTTTAAAAACAATTCTGGTTTTTTCTCATGCGCATAATACCTTTGATAAACGGCGGTTACTGGAGAATATAAATCCGGATTTTACAAAAGTATCAGAAAAAACCGTCGACCTTTTTGTAAAAGAGGCGGACTTGCGGGATTTTTATATGAACCAAATTGAGGTGTTGCTGAAAACCTATGCCCCTGGGCGGCCCAATATGAAACCGGATGTTTTAACGCAGATGGTTGCGATTGAAAAACAGCGCAAAAAAGACATGCAAGCGCAGCAGCAAGCGCAGCCATCGATAACTTTAAAACAAGGCGATGGACCTCCGCAACAGCTAAATTTTGAACAAATTGTGGGTATTTTGCAACAGCAGCAAGCCCAAATTATTCATTTGACGAATTTATTACTAGGCAAGGATACTGAAATAAAAATATTAACGGACGCTTTGTTAGAGGCGAAGAAATAATATATGTATCATAAAATATATATATCATAAAATATATATATCATAAATTATATATATCATAAATTATATATATCATAAAATATATAAAGAGATACCTCTAGTATAAGTAACTAAAATGGCATGCTACGAATATGAACATCGATACCCTAATGGTAAGGAAGATTATTATGAAGAACAAGCATCACGTCCCCGGAAAACGCAATCGAAGCCGCCGAAGTACTATCCGTCCAATCAACCACAAACTTTCATCAAGAATGCGGTTACGGGTGTACCCTATCCTTACTTGGTCGGTACCAAGGAACAATCGCTGCTGTATAAGCTGGTGGATGCGACGGGCACCTGCGACACGGAAGGTTATGTGATTAAATCACGCAATGACTTGCCCAATCACACCACGAATCATTTATTTTATGATAGTCCCGAACAATGTATGAGTCATATGCGTCTCACGTTGAATCCGGTGGAGGTGAGTAAGTGGCACGAAGCCCGGGCACCAGGTCCAGTAACCGCATAAAATACTATAAATGTGTAATACTATAAATGTGTTATACCATAAATTTGTAATACCATAAATGTGTTATACTATAAATTTGTATATAAATATAATTATTTATATACAACATATAATGCAACAAGAGCCAAGCAATAAAAAACTTATTTTTTTCCCGAGCGGACGCCTAGGGAATGCTATTTTTCGCTATCTGGCTTGTGCCGTTGTGAATATCGTTAATCCAGCCTTAGAATACACCTTGCTCGCCGATTATCAACCCAGCGCCAATAAATTCACCTATTATCCTGGGTTAGACCACGAAGGCGACGATGCTTATAAAACCAATCAAACGGATGTGCGTCTAATGGAAAAGGAAGCATTAGAAAATAAAAATGTAATGGGCTATAATACGCTCGGGTTTTTCAAACATACGATTGACATTGACCGTTTACAAAGTAATACATATATCAATAAACACAATGGCCAAGGTCTCTCTGTAAAAAACACACTAACTATCGATGACACTAATTTTTTTGCCCTTTTTTATAAAAAATTAGAATACTTTGATGTTTGTATGGATGATTTTTTTCAATTTGGTTATATTTATTTGAAATACAAACCGCAAATCTTACATTATCTCGAGCAACAGAAAAACACGCATGTTATAGAAACCGATATTAAAGAACGGTTTTTAATGCGTGATATCATCGATGATATGCCTTTACCCGCAGATAAACAGTATGATATTGTCATCCACATACGCTTAGGTGATTTCAATGGCCGCCCTGATTTCATTGAATTGGAACATTATATTCGCTTATTTGAATCTTTAAAGGAGGTGTTTAAAGGGCAGAAGATTGGGTTAGTCTATCAACCGACAACACATTCTGCGGATGCTAAGTATATTGCGGATGCTAAGTATATTGCGGATGCTAACTATATTGCCAACTGTCTTACCTGGTTTCAAGCGAATGATGTACCAGTACGTATTGAAACCAATTCTTTGCTCATGGATTTTAATATCATGAAACAGGCGCGAACCTTAATCTGCTCCATGAGCACGTTAGCATGGGCGGCGGCTTATCTCTCCAAGCAGATTCAAACCTGTTATATGCCCAACTATAATTTCTATGGGACGGCCCGTCAATCCTTTTTTTTCCATAAACCCATCCAACATACTCTGTTCTATCCAGTAAAAACAACGCCGCCCCTCATCCACCAAATAAAAACTTACATTATAACCTTACCTGATTATGCGGACCGCCTCGCAAAATTAGATGGCTTAAATCAACAATTAGCGATGATTGGGTTAGAACCGAATGTGTATGAAGGGGTCCACGGCAAAGATATACACATTTCCGACGCGGCTTCAGCTATTACCGGCATTAAACATATAACGTGGCAAGGCACGACATACTTTTATGATTTACGTATTCGCATCAATGGCAACCCTATGACGAAAGGCGAATTGGGCTGTGCGTGGAGCCATTTGAATTTGCTGCGGCAGCTGGTCGCGGACCCGACGGCCAACTATTATTTGCTGCTGGAGGATGATGTCGAACTGGTGAAACCTTTAAGCGAATTGTATGACCTTTTCCAACATATTCCAGCGGACGCGGACCTCTGCCATTTGGCCAAAAGCGACTGGTATCCTTTTGCTTTAACCACGCAAGTCAATGCGCATTTTTACGAATGCGAAAAACGCTTTTTCAATAAGACGACGGCTTATCTCATCTCGCGGAAAGGCGCAGAAAAGATTTTGGAGTATACGAAGAATTCAATAAATGTACCCATAGATGATTTATTCAATATGATTTATCGGCTGACGCCTGATTTTCGGTATTATGTGCCGGCCACGTATTTTTTCAAAGAGCAGGATAATGTGGCGTCCGCAATTAAAGCGATTGGCTAAGTATGGCCTCCGCAATTAAAGCGATTGGCTAAGCGTCTTGGCCATCAGCGGAAAAAAGCCCAGCTCCTTTACTATTTTCTCTTTCATTTGTTTGATTACGCCGATTCGTTGGGACCACCAATCTTCGCTCAGCGCTTGCTGAACGATGTGGAGTGCCGCCGCCGGGTCTTCTAAAGGTAATCGCACAAATGCTTTCGCATCGATATAGTCTTCCAAATTCGGACAGCCCCAATAAAAACAGAGAGATTCACATAAAATGCTTTCCCAGATTTTCTCGGTCGCGTAATTGTGTTCGTTATTGTTTTCGACGGCCAAACAGTATTTATAGTTGGCATAGACGTTGTATTTATTCTCGGCGGGAACGACGCCTTTATACCTGCGACATTGTTGGTAATTCTCTCGGCCCCAAATATCTATAATGGTTGCGTTTGCTTCTACTGCGTTTGCCTCTAGATACTTGATAAAATTATTTCGCAAGATATGCCCTTCATCGAAGTTTTTCTGACTACAAATTGTCGCTATTTTATTTAGTTTATCTTGCTTCACTGGTTCGCTCGAAAAAGGGTAATCAATTTGCCACTGCACATTATTTAAATGGGTTTTGTGAGTAAAGACCTTGAAGAATTTACTCGCGTCGGGTGTAGCCCATTCGCCCCATGTTTTCACCCCCCAATTTTTGGCCGGGTCCGCCACCCAAGGCTCCATTTGAAAGACAATCGTCTTCTCTCGCACATACTGATCGGCTGCCTGGGGCGAATTGATAATCACATAATAATCAATCTCTCGTGGGTCATTACTGGAGGTCAGTTGTAAATGGGTCCATCTTTTATCATACATCGTGGACCATTCTTTACACAATTGTTCAGAAGAGCACCAGTTACAAAGCATTTTGAGTTTGATTTGCTTAGGCACAAGCGGAGCAGGCACAAGCGGAGCAGGCACAAGCGGAGCAGGCACAAGCGGAGCAGGCACAAGCGGAGCAGGCACAAGCGGAGCAGACACAAGCACAAGCGCGCTCTTCTTCACATATAGTCCATCCGTTGCCTTAAAATATTGCGAGGAGGTTAAAGTCTCGATTTTATTTTTGAAAAACCCCAAGGTATTGAACCCTATGCAATTGGGGTCCTTCAAGGCCTTACTCATACATTCGGTCGCAGAACCCGGCTGAAAATATAAATCATGTCCGATTTGGTCCAACTGCGGTTTGAATTCAAATTGGTCTTCCAGCGTGTTGCTGAAATCCAAGCTCTCGTAATTGGCTTGGATATCGGTATCCACAGTACTGGATTTACTTTCATACCAATCAGACATGACCAGCTGGGGTTGTGATTCATACATATTTAAAGCTGGTGTTATTTTCATTAAATAATCAATTCCATGTTTAATGCCATTTTGCGCAATATAATCGATTAATTTTTGGGCGCCGACTTTATTAATTGTATAACTAAATGTACCACCAATATAGAGGTTTTTATTTAAGGGTACTACTACAGTATCGGCCTGTGTCTCATATATATGTTTCGTTTCTTCCCGCTGTTTGGAAAACATATGATACCCGAGAAACAAGACTTCCTGTTTTTCCATTTCGGGTTTTAATTGCGTGAATCTCTCTTTAAACTTCGGCTGGACATTTATATCATCCTCAAAAATAACATAATACGTATGGTTTTTATCCGCGACCAGTTCTTTCCAGAGGTTGAGGTGACTTATAGCACACCCAATGACACCTTTCCGGTTACCAAAATCATTGCCTGTAAATAAGGTTTTTAAGTCATCGGTACTTTCCAAGGTTTTGCCATCCACCGCTTTATAAAAAATAAAATCATGGAGTTTGGCCTCTTTAAAGAGCTTGGTTATCGCCATTTTTCTATCTGGCCGTCTTTCCAAGTTCACGACCTTTATATTGCTCGGCGTCGTGTTTGTAAACTGCGATTCGGCATTCAATTCATACGCATTTTTTACAGTCCCGCTATGAATCTCCGAGGTCAAGCGCCCAATGTGGCGGTGTGTAATGCGGTTAAAGAAGGCCGTTTTATAGCCTGCCTCATTCCATTTATTGGCATAATCGCGTTCAAAGAATTGATTGGGTGAATCGTAATTACCCAACTGTAAAATAGCCGAGACAGAAGTCATCGCCGGCCGAAAACTATAATGCGGCCAATAATGGCTATTCATATAGTGGTTAATGGATTCGTGGGGGCGATGGTCATGTAAAACAATACCGGCTTTGGCGGTTGGCAAATGGCCTCTTGTGTTATAATGTTCCACGGTCTCCGCATAATTACGGTTAAACACAATTTGTTTTATATTTTCTTTATTGCTCGAGAGAAGTGCGATAGATGGTTTGATATAATCCATCGGGTGATAAAATAAGAAATCATCTTCCATATGTATCCAATAGGTCGGTTTCAATGTTTCCAGTTTCTGCCAAATGATATTCATACTGGCGCGATGGCCTTTTTCGTCCGATGTTTTCATGTAATACTCCAGCCAAGGATAGCTGGCTCGCATAGCCTGTCGGTCTTCTTTGGACGAATTATCATCGACGCAAAACCAGTGGGTTATTAATTCGACGTCCGTCCAATGATTCAAGATAGAATTCAGTGTTTCTTTAAATAAATCTAAGCGCTTACATGTCGTAAAGGTGATTAATATTTTTTGTTCTTTGTCGGAAGAGAGAGCGCCTGAACCCGCTGCGCCTGAACCCGCTGCGCTTGCATTTTGCTTTAATAGTTTCTTAGCTTTTTGAATATTCGCACTTACTTCCTGATTTAACAAGGTAAATTGCGCTCGGTTTTGTTTAAAGAGTTGATTCCATAATTCAATCGCATTCGAATTATACACCAACTCATTATGCTTCGCAAATAAATCGTCGAGGGACCGAAAAAGAACCAACGTATCTTTCTCCTTTTCCCATATCTCTCGGTAACACATAAGATTATTTATCGTCACCGTCAATTCATTTAAGCCCATCACTTGATTGATTAAGATTTGTTTACAACACGCATAGCCACTCGCCTTATCATGTACAACATGGGCCGAAATAGCATTATAAAATTCTAAACGGTCTTGGTATAAATGCATATTAATAAACAATTTATTTTCTAATTTGCGATTGTAATGTTTGAATTTATGGTATAAAGCATTGACCAGAATATATTGCCCCGTTTGATAGAAATATTCCACAGCCAGAATGAGTCCTTCAATGCGTTCAATATCGTATTCCATGGTTTTTAAAAGAAAAGGCACCGCCAAATCCATTTTTTTTTGGTCTTTATAAATGGTGCCAATTTCTAAGGCCGCGTAATATTTTTCCTGATGCCAATGATGAGGAATATCGAGCACCTTTTTATACCATTCCACTGCTTGATGGTGATATTTTTCGCCGGCGTCTTTATAGCTTCGCGCACAATAAAAGGCATAACGACCCGAGAGACCTTTATCCGGCAGGGCGAGTTCGCTATGATATGCTTTTTCTAATATAATGGCATCATCATAATATTTCGTCGGATTTTGACTCCGATTGCCCGTGCGACCGGAATCAATATGATAGTCGCCCTGCACCGTTGCGTCGGGGCCGACGGGTTCTATGTTATCTAAGAATTCGTGCAAGACACCTTTAAATCGCCAACGTTTCCGGTTATTTATCAGTAAGGGCCGCACGTATTCAAATCCTTTGCCAATTTTTAACATATAGCGGTCGGCTCTAATGGTCGTATTAAAAAAGGGCAGCTTGAAATCCCCATTCATACTATCATCGGCATCAAAAATAAGCAAATAATCCGTTTTGTCATAGGCACATTCCAAGGCCTGGGTCCGGTTATACCCAAAATCTCTCCACTCGTGCGAAAATAACTCCCCCGGAATACCCCTTTCTAAGAAATAATCGCGGATAAGCTGCTGCGTATTGTCGGTTGACCCTGTGTCCGAAATAACCCAATAATCAAAATCAATATATTTGCTGAGATTAGTCAAGGTGGTAATAATAATCTTGGCTTCATTTTTCACAATCATATTCAAGCAGACCGTCGGCCTACGGGTTTTATTTTTTATATCTGATTCGGTAATAACCAAATTCATTTTATATATAAAGAATTAATACCTTTTAAATATTAATTCTTTCGCTATTTGCTATACGCTATGTAAAATGATACCCGTTCGAATATATCTACGCAAAGCTATATAATCGCCAAGCTATATAATCGCCAAGCTATATAATCCCCAAGCTATATAATTGCCCCCGTGCAAATCTAATAATCGCCAGGCAAATGGGTTGCTAAATCACCCTCAAAATCAGTTTCGCTTTCTATTATAATCTCATCGCCCCCCATTTTACAATCTTTGTTCGTGTATTTATCTAAATATCTATAGATTCGGTTAATATCTAATTTTGTGATATCATAGGATTCAAACATCGTGTATATTTCGTCGTCGGTATGTTTCATACGCAAATCCAAAAAGAACGCAAATGTATCTTTTTTATCTAAAGAGAGTTTTTGGCATAAATCTTGAATAAAAATCGAATTATTATATTCGGTACTGTATTTGGTGAGAACTTTGGTAAACCGAATATCGGATTGGCTTGATTTCGCTTTGGTCGGAATTTCATCATGAAAGAGTTTATTGCAGGCAAAGGTTTTGATTAAAGAACTCATTTCATTAAACTGCCAAATCTGTTTTTGGAAGGTAATGCGGTCAATATAATCCGCAAAACAGATTTTATCCAAAATTTTCGTGTACAATGGAATGGCCTTGTGCTTGGGTTCTTTCCCAATAATATCGATAACGTTTTCATGCCATAGCAAGCCTACAATAGTGCGGTCGGTATCATTCATGATGCTAGTGTGGTCTGCGATGGTATAGGAATTATCGAATAATTTCTGTGTTATTTCTTTGGTATCTTCATTATACGATTTCGGCTTGAAAATATTTTGGATTATTTCAGTCTTTAATATGGTATGGTGTTTTTTATAGATATTATTAATGGAATTTAATTTCCGTAAATCCCCTTGTAAATAGTTAACCATATTGGTGATTATACTATCCTCGAGAGAAGGCATGGATAGCTTTAAAATCGTTTGTATCTGACTCGTAAGCGGACTTTTTAATTCAAAGACATGGCAGACTTTCATTAGTTCCTTTATTTTTTTGTCGACATGATAGCTACTAATACAGATAATTGGACTAAAGGATAAATCTTCCAATTTTTGTTTCTTTGTTTTTTTGGGGCGAATAATTTTTATGAGAGAATTGATGCCGCCTTTATCGCCGTTATTCATTCCGTCAATTTCATCCATCACAATGGCAATCGGTTTGGATTTCTTTTGTAACAAACTCACCACGCTTTTATCCGACATGTTGTTTTTGGTGATGGTATCAATAATCATTTTATTGCGTATATCCCCGGCGTCATATTTAATGATATCGTAATTAATCGAGGTTAAGAGGTTTAAAACAAATTGGGTTTTGCCACTGCCGGGTGCACCATAAATATAAATACCCCTTTTAAAAGCAAAATTATTTTTATTCTTTTCAAATTGTAATAAAATATTTTTAATCGAAGTTGAAACTGTTTCTCGATTTAAAATCGCATTATAGTTAATAGATTGCATTTATAAACAATATATTAATGTTTTTATATTTAAATATATATTCATTTATAGACTTGTAAACTTATAGACTTGTAAACTTATAGACTTGTAAACTTATAGACTTGTAAACTTATAGACTTGTAAACTTATACTTATTTACTCGTGCCGCATAATTCAGCATTATCGGTAATGCCATCCCACGTTAGATTACATGATTTAGCCCATGTATATTTATTACACGGACCTGAAGAACCTTTAAAATTGGGCAGAGTAAAATCCATAGGCACATTACACTTGCTATTGCCTAAAGCCATACTATTTACACAAAAATTGCCAGACACATCCCAATAATCCGGACAATTAGCAATACTTGGAGGGTAGACTGAATTAAATTTAGCCCGATAAAGCATGATGCCAATAAAACAAAGTGATATAATTAAAATTATAATAGCAATCGTTGTTACGGTTTTTTGAAACATTGCTTATATATAATATACTTTTTATAATATAATTTTTATAATATAATTTTTCTATTCGATATATACAAATGAATATCCAGCATATGAATAGTAATCAAATAAGTAATGGTAGAGTTAATATATTAGGGCCTAATAGTGATGTGAAATTTTCGATGATGGACCGTATTCCCGTAAATAGTACGAATTATTCCTGCCGAGATGCAATGACCGGCAATTGGTATGATACTGAATTATCAAATGCTTTTTTCAGTGGCAAAAATCTTCAAATCTTGCAAAATGGTATTCGCGCTGGTGTGTACAATAAATCCAATCAACAATATATGGTGGGTGAACAGAATTTGGATGAACTCCAAATTATTATGCGCGGGCTCTTTCTCCAATATGCTAAAAATCAACCGACAGGCATTAGAGAACAAATAAGTGAGTTGAATAAAATTGTTCTGGATTATGCCATCAATCAAGTCTGGAGTGAAGCCGAAGGCTACATGAAATACAAAAGAGACGCGAGTACCATGTGGGTGCCAATGAATATGCCTATTCTCTCATACACCAACGATAAACAGTTGGAACTCAAGCAGTGGTTTTAAGATATAAAGCTACAGTGTCTTATAAAAGTAATATGACCTTTATTACTTTTATTTATCGCGTAAACTACCGCGACACGAACCCTAGAACATTTTATGGGAAATATTATACGGATTATGTCCCGCATGACCAAGAAGGGCTAGTGGAAAAGATAAAACTTCACTTGGTAAAAGGTTTAACAGATTATCAACGACAAAAAAACAGGCAGGAATTTACACAGGCAGTGCATATCGGCGTTCTCTCCCTATCTTCGCATATCTATGTGCCAGACCACGAAACCAATGATGAAAAAAACTGTTTTGATTTTTATTGCGAAAACTACCCCAATAAACACTTGAAAACATATGTGTTTGGCACCTTGGTCGAATAAACAAAAAAATTTTTATCCAAAAAATTGTTTCTTACTGAAAAATTTTTATCCAAAAAATTGTTTCTTACTGAAAAATTTTTATCCAAAAAATTGTTTCTTACTGAAAAATTTTTATCCAAAAAATTGAAATACTTTAAACCATTTAAAGCAATAATAACAATCCCAATCATGTCGCAACCTGTCTTCAACTGGGCTTCCGTCGCCAAAGGCAAACCTCAAACGACCGCAGCGCACGAAGCCGAGCAAGCTGCCATAAAAGAAAAAAAACGGCTAGCGAAGGCCGAGCGCGATGCGCCTATTCGAGCACAAGCAGAAGCTATGCGGTTGGAAAAAAAGCAGAAAGAAGAAAAATACACCTTGGCGTGGCAGCAACATCAGGAAGAACATGACCGGAAATTTAGCAAGGAAGGGGGCTGGCTTCCGGGGCAGTGGCCGACCTCCCACCAAGTGCCCTACGAACCGCATTTAACCGTACCCAAACATGTCAATGAACGGGCCCGAGATTGGACCGAAAGGGCCTTGGCGAGCTGGTGGCCGGTGTGGGAAAAATGCGACACCATAGAGACCCTGCGGGCGGCCTTTCTCGAAGCGTTCGTGCCGTATGCGCTTGAGCATGGTAATTACCGCGGGGCGGACGATTATGACTATTGGGAAAAAAACATGGGTTTAGCCAAAGGCAAGAACGAAGCCAAAGGCACGCATGCGGAACGCTACGCCACTATGCTCCGATGGGTCAAGCAGATGGAAACCGACAAAGTAAATCCGCCCTATTGGAACACGTTGTGGGTGGCGTGCAAAAACATCACCTTTGAACATTGCCTGTGGGCCATGAATGTGGAAGCCCAGACCTTTCGGGCGCACGACAAGCTTTGCCCCAACATTGAAATCCCAATCACGGGCTTCTTACAAGTGGAAGGCCAGACGATTACCTGGCTCGCCGATTTCGCCAACTATATCCCTTATCGGCACGACCCGAAACCGAAGAGCAAACAAGCCATCGAATCGAAAAGAAAAAGAGATGAAGAGGAATTTGAGCGGATGCTGAAGAACGACTATTGCTAGTCTATTGATACCGAATAAATTATGAGACCGAATAAATTATGAAAAAAGAAAAAGGTTTATCTCCTTTTTTCATATAATTTTTATCCAAAAAATTGTTCATCCTGAAAATTTTTATCCAAAAAATTGTTTCTTACTGAAAAATTTTTATCCAAAAAATTGAATTACTTTAAACCATTTAAAGCGATTTTAATAACCAGAATGCTTGATATGATTGCCGAAACCAGTTTTATGAATAAGTGTCTCGATGCCAAGAAACCATACCCGATTCAACTCTTAAAAAATGAAGCGATTGACCGTTTAGAACCGATTGTAGACGATTTGCCAAAATACAAAAAAAATTTAGAAGATTTAATGGTCAATTTTAAAATCGACCAAATGATGGGACTGATAAACACCATCTACCGGGACAAAGAATTTAAATCTTCAAAATATTATCGACGATATAGTGAATATTTTGACGAAATCGAAGACATGACGCATAACAGCACTTTTGGAAAAGTGCCGCAAAACACATCCTTTGAGAACGGTTGCGCCAAACCCAGCACTTTTGAAAAGGTGCCGCAAACCCAGCACTTTTGGAAAGGTGTAAGGAGAGGAAGACAAGACAATGTTAACGTCTCGTAAATTTTACCGTCTTATTCAATTTCTTTTTCAGGCTTCGTCTTTTAAACGTTCGTTTTTTTGCTCTATATTTTTTTGTCCGCCTTTTTAGTTTTATGCTGGCGTTACTGCCTCCTGTTTTCTTGATATCTTCAGGATATAACGCATCTATGCCTGCCTCGTATTCTTTAAGAAGTTTATTGATATCATTGGTTCCCCCGGTCATATTTACTGGGGTCATATTTAATCCGGTCACATTTACTGGCGTCATATCTGCTTTCGGTGTTAATGTTTTCGAACCTCTCGGTGTTAATGTTTTCGAGCCTATAGTTAAATAATTCGCGTTTGTACTTAAATCTCCTGTATTAGGGCCTATACTTAAATAATTCGCATCTATTATACTCGCTCTACTTGCGTCATCTCTCGATGTTTTTAGTATACTCGCATCTATGGCAACACTATTAGACCCTTTAACTGTTTTTTTAATGAGATAACCCACTCTAATACGCGACATAAACTCGTAGGAACCATTGTTGATATACGACGATAAATCATCCAACGATAAAAACATCATTAAAAATTTAATTAATATTTTACTGGGTTTAAAGAGGATGGGTTGATTTGTTTGAATTTTAGGTTTATAGAAATAATTCGAAGAGGGGGTGAACCCTTTTGTAAATTCCGGCACAAAAATCAATTCCATATTCGCATATTTCGTCTGTTCATTCTCCAATAAAAGTTGATAAAACTCGGGATTATAACCAACCATTGTAGTGGGATTGTAAATAACCGTTTTGCCTCGGGTTAAGAGTTTAATAATGAGCGAGATAATCTTGGCGTGATTGTATTTGCTCGCGTCCTCCTCTTTCATGAGTTTGGATAAATCATTTATTTCTACCCGTTTGCCTTCCTTTTTTAAGTTCAAGCCTTCTATATTCATACTATTGACTCGCCCTAGATTAATTTCCGCCACAGCATTATAGGTTAATGGCTCAGTCTCGTCGGCGTATGGGTATTTAAAATTTCCAAATTTATCCTTATAATTTACAATATAAAGCGGCTGTTCATTATTTGCCGAATTTGCGGTATCCACAAACCCTTTGCCTACCAAGATGGGATTTCCATCATTCATATACTGAACGCCGGACATGTAAGTGAGATAAGACTTGAACGTGTCGACCATATCCGGCGTGGGAAACATAATATATTCGTGAAACAGTTCCGAAACCGGTTCTATGTTTGCCTCCAAATAACCATAGAACTTGGGGGTGCGGTCACTGGCTGCACCACTGCCAGTCGCCGTGTCTTCCGATGTTAAACATTCCGAGTGTTCGATAAAAATACTATTAGACATTGCGTATTTATCGCCATCATAAACTCCATCTAACATTCTATCATCGTAGTCCAACGTCAACCATAAATATTCAACAGGCAACTGTATTATTTTCATTGAACAGAGGAATTTATAAGTATTAAAGACAAGCGAGAGAATGCGGTCATCCGCCTTGCCAATTTGATAGGATTTGCCGGATATTTCTATCCATTTATGAATCAGTTGTTTGGCTTCAATCGATTGCGAGAAAAACATAGTGCCGCCGGAAGTTTCAAAGGTATAGGGGTCATAGGTAATACTTTCGTCCATTTTCCAGCTGGACCGCGGGTCAATCACCCAGCCCCGAGCCATAAAATCCACGTCCTTTAAATCGAATAACTTTGGATACTGACGCATAAACATATCCCCGTCAATATACAACACGGCACGCTTTCCGCACGATTCTAACGCTTTTTGGATAAATAAGGGTTTCGCATTGATGGCCATTTGGTAGCCTCCGGGCTTTGTAAATTCCGGATACTCGACCGCCATGTAGTTACACTTAAACTTTGCGCACTCCCGTTCCCATTTTTCAATCATTTTATCATATGTCATCGGATTAAGAAAGCGGAATTCTTTGTGGAGTATTTCATAAATGGTCATATTGTCAAATTCTTTCATATTCTCCGCCGTATAATTCTGTTTTGTATTTAAGATTTTCTTTATCTCCGCTTTTTGTTCTTTTAACACTTTATTCAAACGGTCAATTTCTTTCTTGATATCACTTTCGCCAGCCCGCGTAAGTAATTCGCCTTGATTGAGAAACCTCATTTTTAATTCATTGCTTTTCTTATAGGCATCATAAATCAATAATATATTCTTTTTTGTGAGCGTAATTGCTTCGACCATGATACGCGTGAACATTTCGGCTGCTTCTGTTTTATACTTGTACTCGTAGTTCATCGGGGTTTCATCGCGCTCTTTCATTTTTTCTAATTTCTCAATGGCTTTCTGGTCACGATGTACTTGATATTGAAAGCCTAACTGGTCAAAAATCATTTCATTGTAGGAGTTCGCGGCTTTATTTATGATTTTTTTAAATGCTTCCAAATTGACAATTGATTTTTCTAAATTGTCGTATATTATTTTTATATCCAAATTTTTTTTCGTTGTATTGGTCGTAGGTGAACTGCCGAGGACTAGCACACAGACATCTAATATATCGCGGTTAAGTGCTTCGAAAAAAGAAATACAAGGTCGACTCGTATTCTGATTTCTTATTTTGTTGCCCCACCAATAAGTGACTATGACAAAATTACTGGCTTTATTAATAATCGTCGGTGTTATTGTTTTTTTATTTATAATCTCTTTCAGATTATCCAATAAAGTCATGTATATATAAGGTATCTACAAAAAATTGAATTGCTTTTATGGGAATGAGAAAATGTAACCAGGACCCGTATCGAAGGAAAATGAATGCAAACAAAGTGGGTGCAAACGAAGTGGGTGCAAACAAAGTGGGTGCAAACGAAGTGGGTGCAAACGAAGTGGGTGCCAACAAAGTGGGTGCAAACAAAGTGGGTTCCAACAAAGTGGGTGCAAACAAAGTGGGTGCAAACAAAGTGGGTGCAAACAAAGTGTTTCCAAAAATAATGGTGCCCTTACCCGACTCCGAGGTATATTACACAAAAGAAAACGTATCTCTCTGCGAGTACAAAATACACGCATACGTGTATGATTTGGGTATTGTCAATATTCCAAAGATTATCCATTATAATAAACAAACCAAGCAAATGAAAATGGCGAAAGTTGGCAGTATGAATGTCGCGGATTTTTATGGCGAAAAGGCCGAACATATTAGCAAGGAACTCTTTGCGAAAATCCGCGCCGTTATTCAAACGTTGTATGAACACAACATTCTGTATATTGACATTACCGGCTATAATTTCATCGAGAATGCCAATAAACTCTGGATTATCGATTTCGAGCACGCCAAATATAATTTAAAACGAAAGAACGCATTTGTCAAAAGGTTTTTAGGCGGCGCCGATGAATGGAACCCTGCGTTTTTATGACCTATTTATACAAAAAAATGAAACTAATTTCTATATCTATTTTTTCTTTAAAATCAAAATGACGACTAATGCTCAACCATATGCTCTTGCCGATGTCCTTACGGATGCCATGCCAGTGATTACCAAAGAGAACGTGACCGACTTGGTTGAATTGTATTTTGCGTCGCAACATATAACAGAACATTGTTCCGCCTATACCAAATATGGCATGCTGTTCAAGAATATCGGCGACTACAAGCATTTCACTGGCACGGTCTATAAACGCTATACCGACCACTTTCACGTCTTCTGGGCCATCCGGCTATTGACTGAACCGGCAAAATATGATTCGGATGATATTGAATTTCATGCGAAAAAAAACCCTATCTACGCCGAAATCAACACGGAAGAAGACGAGAACAATCAAATCGGGCTTTTGCGGAAAGCCATTCAAGCGTACCAGGCAAAGATGAAAGGTAAGGACGCGAAGCACGAGGAAGCGAAGCACGAGGAAGCGAAGCACGAGGAAGCGAAGCACGAGGAAGCGAAGCACGAGGAAGCGAAGCACGAGGAAGCGATGCATGAAGAAGCGATGCATGAAGAAGCAAAGCATATAAAAGCAAATCACCTTAAACAAATGATTCTTATCGGGTCAAAATTATAGCATAAAGTATGGCATAAAGTATAGCATCGAAAGTGAAACGGCATTTTCCCCTATTTTTTATACCCAATCCAAAAAATTGAAATACTTTTCTAATAAGAATGGATTGTAACTCCAAACCAAACAGAACCACGTTTAAAAATGAACCAAGCCGTAGTACCGTTAAAAACCGTGATTAAACCGAAAAAGTTGAAGATTGCTGCCCCTCTATCGTTAGATACCTCTCTAGCGTTAGAGGACGCAATGAGTGGGCTTACGCTCATTTCAACCAAGCAGGAGCCCGTACCAGTTGAACTTGCAACCGTAGTGCAAGAACAGGTGCCGGCCGAACCGAAAGCCAAAGCCAAAGCCAAGGCCGAACCAAAACCGAAAAAGATGAAGCTGAAAGTGATTGACACTCTATCCATCGAGGAAGCCATGGGTGGACTTACAATTGAGCCTGTTGCGGAGCCAGTTAAAACAGTATCCATCGAAGAAGCTATGGGTGGGCTTTCACTCGTTGAGACTGTCCCCGCCATACCGCAACAAAGCGTATGGATGAGCATGCGCCGCGCTCCGCCCGTCAAGTCTGGCATCGTATGGGAAGGAATTGAAGACATCACCGACGATGAAGCCGACGACGAAGAGCTGGAACGCAGAGCTACAATTATCGAGGAGACTCGCGAAAAAATACAACACCGCTATTATCGAAAAACCCTAGATGGATTTCATCGCGCTGGTTTATTTCTCAACTGGGGACCTATAAACCCACAGCGCTACCTGGGCACCCGCGACATTATCAAGGGTCGCCGAACTCTGTCTTGATAAGCGAAGCATGTTTAAGCGAAGCGTGTTTAAGCGAAGCTTTTTAAAAACATAAAAACATAAAAACATAAAAACAATATAAAAGAAATAAATGATTTGAAAAAAAAGAGAGAAAAGGCTACGGCCTTTTTTTATTGATGGAAAACAACTTTTCCAGGTTTGAAGTTCAGAACCCAATTTTGGACATTTCTAAAAATGTCCAAAATCCAGGAACGCCGTTCCGGTCTGGGAAAACCCGAAAAAACCACTTGTGAGCATAATGCTCTCATTTCCGAAAATTGATGAAAAATGTTGTGATGCTAATTTTTCCGAATTTTCGCAATTATTTTCGCGTAATGTTTAGGGATTTTTATGTAAACATAATATATATACAAAATGTTTACCAAACATCCAATTCCTCCTCAACCCAAATTTATGTGCGATGTTTGTAATGTATCTACGGACAATAAAAAAGATTATAATAAACATTTATTGACACGTAAACATCAAAATGTTTCCAAATATTTACAAGATGGGGATAAAAATACCATTAAACAATATGTATGTGATTGTGGTAAACAATATAGTTATCGACAAAGTCTATACGTACATCGAAAAACATGTATTAAGATAGAAGAATCTCCACAAAATAATATCAAACCCATAATAAAGGAACAAACAGAAAATGAAATAAAAATATTAACGAGTCTGGTTTTAGAACTAGTCAAAAGCAACACGGACCTCCAAAAACAGATGATGGAAGTCTGTAAAAAAGATACCATGTCTATTACACAAAATAGCCATAACAAAACATTCAATCTACAGTTCTTCTTAAATGAGCAATGTAAGGATGCGATGAATTTGACAGACTTTGTTGATTCAATGACCTTGGAATTCTCGGATTTAGAGGATGTCGGGAAGCTCGGGTACGTGGAGGGCATTAGCAAAATCATGATACGGAAACTCAATGAAATGGATATTTATAAACGCCCGATTCATTGTAGTGATGCGAAACGAGAGATTATGTATGTGAAGGAGCATAATGTCTGGGGAAAAGAGAAGAATAGCAACGAACACATCCGTAAGGCGATTAAAAGGGTGACGCATAAAAACGGAGGGTTGTTGGTGCCGTGGAGCTTGGAAAATCCGAATTGTATGAACCTGGACCATCATTTAAACGATGTCTATTTAAGGATGATGGGCCAGTCGATGGGCGGAAGCGGGGAGTTTGTCGATAATGAAAATAAAATCATAAAGAAAATAGCGAAGGCGGTCTTTATTGATAAGTGAAACAATACATAAGTGAATAGCGGGGTCGTAGGGGCAGAGCCCCTAAGGGGTAGTAGGGGCAGAGCCCCTATAAAATCGGGGTCGTAGGGGCAGAGCCCCTATAAAATTGAATTACTTTTCCCTTTATTTAAAAAGGTAACACCAACAAGCAAAAACCGCCCAAGCAATTTAAAATGACCGCCCTCGCAACCTACGTCGCCCCTGGCATCGGTGGCCTCTTTCTACCACCGCGCCTGATTGGCTACATTGGCAGTTTTATGAAAGCCCAAAATAATTCGGATATGCTATTGAATTTATACAAGGCATTTGCGATACTCGACGGCCCCACCGACCTATTGAAATATTATAAAGAAGAGGTCCTCTGCTATATCGCAGGCCCGGCCATGGACGGCATATACGGCAAAAATGATTACGGCAAATATACATTAAACCATGAAGAGATAATGTATATTTTCGACGCTTTCTACGGCAACAGTGACGCGCTCATCTATGGCGATGCCTATCGTTTGCTAGAAAATCCAGGCACGCTCCAGTTGATGGAAATCGTCGATGAAAAAAAATGTCAATTCATCGATGATGAGTTCAAACATTGTTCGGCCATAACCGATAATTTAGGTGTTAGTATACACCTTGGTTTGTCCGATGACCTAGACGCAATGACCTATAAGTTTATACTGCTCTTGGAAGAAGCCTTGCGCACCAAAAGCCGTGATATGCTTGCGTATATAAAAAAAATAATAGGGATTACTGCCGACATGTTGATGTATCTCTATGTCAAGCACACCCATCAACTCTATGCGCCGCGAACCTTTTGCTTAGCGACCGACGACACCTTGCTGGAACTCTGCTGGGAAGCGGGAATTTTACCGCAAATACTCCAATTGGCGATTGGCGGAAAACGCCACGGCGTTGTTTATAACGAAGCGGGTCTCTCGAATATTATTCAAACCAATCTGGCCGTGGTGAAAAAAATTGTACCAGCCTATATTGGTTTCACCGAAATGATGCCGTATTGGAACGCCGACGGTATTTATGGTAACGCGGACATAGATATGATTACGCCTTACAGCTATTGGTTGATGACCTATCGAACGGAAGTAACTATTATGAATGAATTTATGGCACTTGATTTCTCTATCGAGGAGAGAATTATAACAGGAAATGACGCGATTGGCGCATATTTGACTATCTAATAAATAAAAAAAATAAAAAATAAAAAATAAAAAAAGAAAGGGTATAAACCTTTTTTCTTTTTTATATATTTTTTCTTTTTTCTATGTTTACTTTTTCTTCACCATCTTTATTTTTTTTTCACTAGGAATAGCACTATCAGACTTCTCACTTAGTTTCACATATTCCGCTCGGAGTACAGCCAGTTCATTCAACCACAGCTGCGTTTCCGTCGTGCTCTTCAAGCTGGCCAGTTCCGCATTCTTCCGGTCCCGCTCGGCCATAATTTTTTCGATATTTTCCGCAGTCACGCTATCCATCGGCAACCGCACCAAATATTTATAATCAGTATCCTCATCCACAACCTGATACTTCCGCGCTTTCAAGAGCGCTGATACTTCCGCCGTTTTCTTTTTGCGCAAGTCTAACGTATCTTCGAGCAATTCACTAATAAACCGAGCCTTATTCGTCAATATACTCGATTCTTTTTCGAGTGCGATGACCTGGTAAGCCTTGCGTTTAATATAATAATCCATGCGAACTTGCATGTAGCGCTCTATCAATACTTCGATTTTCTCGCATTTAATGAGTTTCTCTTTTTCATCAAAGACGTGCATATTGGTCGTCGAACGCGTGGTATATAATTTCAAGAGTTTTTCCAAGGCCGTGCATCCTTCTTGCTCGGCGGGTTCCATTTTCAATGCGGCAATCACGCCGGGCGCAAAGGTTAAGGTAATGTCAACAGTTGTATCTGTGCTCATGTCGATATAATCCTTGACTTGCTGCTGGGTGGTTTTCTTGGTCTTTTTCTTTTTATCGGCACCGGCTGCTGCTGATGCTCCAGCTCCTGACCCTGCTGCTACATCCGTCTTGACCTCAATCAACTCTTCGATATATTTTTTATAATCGTCGGTCCATGTACCAATCGGCAATTCCGTCACGCGCACTTGCTTGTCCGAGAGGATGTGATAGACTCCTTTAATCAAATACTTGTGCTCATTAAGGGGAATAATCTGGCCTTTGAAGCCGGCATAATAAGGGACGAGTGGGGTTAATGTGCTCTCCTTCATCAAGCATTCTTTCACATAGTCCATCAAGCTCAACGGATTATAATTCAAAATATCTGTACTAAACCCCGTGCCAATGCCTTTCCCACCATTCACCAGCTGCATGGGAATAATCGGGACATAAAACATCGGCTCGACTGGCGTCCCGTCATCTTCCAAGTAAGTCAAGATAGGGTCATCGGCTTCCGGAAAGATTAAACGTGTCAAGGTGTTGAGCTGCGTACAGATATACCTTTCCGAGGCCGCATCATCGCCCCCTTGTAACCGCGTGCCAAACTGACCATTCGGTTCGAGCAGATTAATATTGTTCGAGCCGACGAAGGTTTGCGCCATATTAATAATCGCGCCGTATAAGCTCTGCTCGCCGTGGTGATAGCGACTTTTTTCGGAGACCGAGCCCCCGAGCTGGGCCACCTTGATTTCATTGACCAGTCGGCGCTCCAAACAGGTAAAGAGGATTTTCCGTTGACTCGTTTTTAATCCATCAATGCCATTGGGAATCGACCTTTCGCAATCATACTTGGAGAAATGTATCATCTCTTGGCTAATGAATTCTTCATATTGTACATTCGCTTTATTGGTGTCTAGATAGAGCGAACGGTCATATTGTTCTAGCCAGTCTTTGCGGTCGCTCGCGCGCTTTTTATTAAAGACCTTGTCAATCGCATCGCGACTTTCTTCGCCGGTGCTGACAAAATTGACGATTTTTTTATTGGCAAAATACTCCTTGAATTCTTTGCCTGTACTTGTGCCTAACCCTTTGTAATATTTAAAGGACCACCCCTTCAAGGTGGCCGTGTTTTGGGCTTTCCACTGCTCATACTCGCCATCATTATAGAACAGCTTCTCCTGTAAGCCCTTCTTGGCTTTGATGATGGGCGTATTCATAAACCCTATAAAACCGGGAATGGCTAAAAGGGTGGCCCACTCGGAATCAAAGAGATTGATACAGAGCCCTTTAATATGACTGCCGTCTAAATCTTGGTCTGTCATAAAAAGGACCTTGCCATAGCGCAAGCATTTCTTCGCCTCCTCGAGCGTGTATTTCTTGCCCGCTTCTAAACCAATAATTTGTTTGATTTCGTGAATTTCTTTCACCTCGGAAATGCGCTTGGGTAACTCGCCCCGCACATTAAAGAGCTTACCGCGCAGAGGATAAACCCCAATCGTATTGCGGTCGGTGGTGCTTAGTCCGCTCATAATCCCCGCCTTGGCTGAGTCTCCTTCGCAGAGAATGAGCATACATTTATCGCTCTGCGGGCCGCCCGCGTCATTCGCATCCACCAGCTTGGGAATACCTCTGACCGATTTACTTTTTATCCCGTCTTTGGTTTTAATGGCTTTGGCCGTTTTTACGTCGGTCAAGGCGCACGCAGCGTCCATGATACCGAGTTTGGCCGCTTTTTCAATGAACTTGTCACTGAGCTCACACCCTGAACCAAAACTCGCCATAGGCGTATTCATATAGTCTTTGGTTTGGCTATCAAACGCCGGATTTTCAATGACGCAACGTACAAAGAGGAAGATTTGCTCTTTGATGGTGTTGGGCTTCACATCAATCTTTTTCTTCAATTTGATAAACGCAGTCATCTTGCGAATAAACTGGTTTAAGATGTAGTCGACATGCTTGCCACCTTTGCCGGTGAAGATACCATTGACGAAAGAGACTTGGGTAAATTCTTCTTTCGGGGCCATACAGACCACGTATTCCCACCGTTCATTGGCTTCTTCGTGGACCCGACTGGTCACGGCTTTATCCCCCACGTACAAATCCACGTACTGGAGGAAGTTCTTCACTGGTACGAGTTCGCTGTTGTATTTGACCTTCACGGTTTTATCGGTAACCGCAGCCAAATCGTAGATGCGGCGTTTTAAGAGGGCCAACATGTCGCTTGTGAGACCGGTTAAACCCATCCGCTTATAGTCGGGCTTGAACGAGATGAGCGTGTAAGGTTTTTTTGAACATTTCGTGACCGTGGGCGGCTTAATGACATTTAGGTTATCCGCAAATTCTTGGACATATTTTAATCCGCGGACGTGGTCGATGGTTTCGATTTTCGCCCAGCTCGACCAAATAAAGGCCAGTTTAATGCCAAAGCCGTTCTTCCCGCCGGTGGTTTTTTTCGCTTCTTTGTCATAATTGGTGGAGGTGCGAAGATGGGCAAAGATAAGCTCGGGTATCCAGATATCTTCGGCGGGATGTTTAGCGATATCAATCCCATTGCCGTTGTTATGAATCGTGATAAGACCCTCTTTCTCGTCGATACTGATATCAATCTCAGTGACGGGCAAGGCTGCTGCCCCGCTTGTGCCTGCTCCGCTTGCTGCTCCGCTTGTGCCTGCTGCTTGAGCTGCTACTTGCTCGCTCATCCGCACCACATGGTCGCGCGCATTTACAATCGCTTCATCTACGATTTTATAGAGACCCGGCACAACAGCGATTTGTTTAGCTATAATCGTCTCGGTCTCCATGACGAAGGTATCATAATCCGTTACACTCATCGAACCCGTATAGGTATCGGGTGTGTCCAAGACATGTTGCTTGTCGGTTTTTTTTTGATATTTGTGGGATAATGCTTCGTCGGTGGTCTTCTCAGCATCGCCTGCCTTAGCTGCTTTATCTGCCTTAGCTGCTTTGCTTGTGGCTGCCTTAGCTGCGGTGCTTGTCTTAGCCGCCTTGCTTGCCTTAGCCGCTTCGCTTGCCTTAGTCATTTTGGTAGATTCCATTCTTAGTGTTATAATACACTCTTTGTGTAAATCCTTTTTCAATTTTTTATATAATATATATAAAAATTATATATGGCCTTTGACCATAGTGCGAATTTTGTATTTACAGGTGCCACACAACTCTGGCCGAAACCTATAAATATCTCTTCGGTTTATTTTATTGCCAACGGGGCAGGCGGCGCGGGCGGTGGGGGCGGTATAGGTGGCGGTGGCGCTTATGTTTTCACCAATTATTTTTCTTTAAACCCGGATGTCAGCTATAATGTAGCTATAAATGTTGGTAGTGCTGGGCAAACCCAGACGGGCGGGCAGAGTGTGGGCAACCAAAATGTCGGCGGCCATTCCGAAAGCAATGGCGGCAACGGCACGAACTTAAATGGTTTACAAGGGGGTGGCGGTGGTGGCATGACCAGTTTATTTTATATGGATATGTCTGGAAACCAGATTATTAAAATTATTGCGGGAGGCGGTGCGGGCGGCGGTAATAATGGGGGCACATCCGGCGGGCTAGGCGGTGGGCCGGCCGTAGTGAACCATCAGAATAGCCGCGCAGGTTTAACGGGTGGCGGGCTGGGCGGCGGCCAAGGCGGCAATACCGCCTTCACGGGTAATGCGGGGCTCGGCGGTATTAATGGTGGGGTCAATGGATACAACTACGTGGATACCAGCTTGAATACAGTGTATACTTTTTTGGGCGGCGGGGGTGGCAGTGGCGGCACTTTTGCGGGCGGCGGCGGCGGGGCCGGTTATGGGGGCGGCGCAGGTGGAAAACAAGGCGGCGGCGGCGGTGGCGGGAG